TATATAGCATTGTCTGTCAAGTGATAAAATCAGATAGGTCGGACACAAAGGTTTGTTGATAGTGATCGCGACATAGGTCCATGACCCTGTTCCGACGTTTCCAGTTGATCTGGGTATCGAGCAACAATGACTCGAACAGTTTGTCTATTTGAGAACCCAACTGTAAATTGATGTGAGGTTTTACATTACCAAAGAGTTTTTCGATCTCGTACTCTTCGCGTATGATGTTCTTCTGGTGTGGCGTGTTCAGTTCTTGCCATGAGAACTGCATAAGATAGTCACGGACTCGTTGGTCACCCCACGGAGCAATATGGATCTTACCGTACATCTCCGCAACTTTGTTGTGGGTCGCAATACCAGCACAGTGTCCATTGAGATACGCTTCACGGAACTCATTCCAGTTGACGCGTTTGTCTCCACTCTCTTTACACCACTTCACATAGTTACGCTTCTTTTTAAAAGAAGAGTACCGTTGGGTTGCTTTACGAGACGCACCAAAGTATGCATCTGCGACCCATCCAGTGACCGAATACTTTTCGACCATGGCGTCATAAACATAAAGAAAAGGATATGCGGCTGCCTCGAACTCAGACTTTTTACGACAACCTAGTTCGACCAGTCGTTGGAAGTCTTGTTTGATGTTTGCGGTTGGTATGATGACCGGAGTGAATTCCCACCCCATAGTATCTGCTACGTCACGTGCCTTGACAAAGTCATAGGACTCATGATTGTCCAGAGTGAAACTGTATGCGTGGACCTTGCGTCCAGCATCCTGTGCGCTGATACCTACAGATATAGAATCGACACCGCCGGACAGTAGTAGTCCGACAGTGTCGTCTGTTACGTGAGTATCGATGTGATCAGTAATAAAGTCTCGTATCATGCATCTACTTATGCGGCGACTTCAAGTAACGTTTCACGTTCTGCGCGAAAGGACAGGTACTCATCAAAAGTGTACTTGTTAGACTTCTCATTGTTACATGAACCGCATAATATACGCAAGTTATCGGGAGTAGTAACACCACCCACATCGACTCCCCAAGAGTGAGGGATATCGTGGTCACCTTGAACTTCGTTTGCCTCTAAAGGAACTGAACAAGATTCGCACTGACGATTGACTTCAACATAACGATTGTGGATATCTTGGTCACTGAACGTACGGAGACCATCTAATACCACAATACCGAACTCTTCGTAACGACCAGCAAATCGTGTCATCATCTGAGAGATTGTGAATCGTGTCTTACTCAAGTGATTGTGCACACCCAAGTACTTACTGAATGCAGCAGAAATAGTCCACTCATCGCTGCTGTCCTTGATCCACGCACCCAAGGTGTTGTCGCTCTTGATTTCCTCCAACATGTAAACCCACGCACGGGCGAATGCCTTTGGATCTCTCACCACAAAGTTTTTTTGCTCTGATCGCAAAGCAGTGTCAATACTCATCAAGAATCGGGTGAGCGCAGTGAAGCTACCTTCGTTACGCTTTGCAGCCTTGATCTTAGTCGATGGATACTCATCGTAAATACTTGCGATAATATCTAACATCTTTATACTCGACTTGAGTGCATTCTCAAACACGCGCTTCTCGCGGACGGTATACTTACCTGAATCGATAATAGAACCTTGCTCAAACATTTCATCAAGCTCATCGTCGCCACACGCAGCTGCGGCATCACCGTTAATGTTCATCTTCAACAAGCGAGAGGTCACAATGTCATACTTCAAGCGACCCGGCGCGAAACCAATGAATTTCGAATCAAGAAACAATCGATGTGGAACAGTGTCTTGCTCATCGATTAGGCGCGATGTGTTACGAACCGCCTCTGCGATAACATTCTCATCTAGTGTATTGCGATGCTCCGCACGTGAGTGGTTTGAACCAGCATTACGGTTACGCGTCTCAATCGCATCCATGTTTGGTGTAGAGTTGTGATAAACAGTGAATAGCAGTTCTTCCTCTAACCAACGGTTAAACGCAGCAGGATACGCCTCCAGAATTTCTTCAGCAGTCATACTAGCGATAGTTGTCTCACCACCGTGGTCATTGACAAAGTATGCCTGATTAGACAACACGAACTGGTTACTCACGAACTCAGAGAAAGTTCGGCTGCGGTGACCACCGTCAGTAACACGTATTTGTAAACGCAGTTCACCGTCAGGTGTTGAGTAAACAGATACCGCAAGATTAGGTAAGTCATTACCCGTGAAGAAGGTCTCTGTGATACCTTGCTTCTTAGTCACCTTGTTCACATCTGGGCGATTAGTCTTAATAGACTTTATCACATATCCAAAGTGAATCAGTGCAAGGTACTCACGCACTGTAAGGATACGGCGTTCGCGAATACGGATACCGTTCTCATACTTGAATTGGTTGTTCGGTGAGATGTCGGTGAATTTTGTTAAAACCGCACCAACATCAACTTCTCTGACTAAACTATCAAATAAAATGGTCATAATAAATAATCTCTTACTATTAATTTATGTAGCTATAGTAACACATGTTTCTATAACATGTCAAGTGTTTTGCTCAATTATTTCCTTAATTTGTTTCTTGTTTAATTTCTTAAACTTACGTCCTTTAGTAGACCAAGATTTCTTAGGCGTATTAAAGAGCTGGAAAACTCCAGTACGACGTGGTACGTAACCGACAAGGTCTGTACCTTTACTCACGTAGATGTGGTTGGTGATATTCTCCTCACCCCAATCGGTTATCTCTTCGCGCCACAGGAAACGACACGCTTCTTCAAGACTTATGATATTCATATTAAAACTCCATCGCGAGTTGTTGACCAGCAGAAATGTTGACGACCTTCATCATCTTCATCATGTTGCTGTTAAGATAGTGACGGTCCATTGGATTAGGACCAGTCGCAATGCTGTAGTAGTCAGCGTTACGTAGTGGATCGCCCGTAGGCAAGTCACGGTGAACAAACATCACCTCACCTTCTTGAACACCTTTACCATTTGTAAACTGGATGGTCTCGCCTACTTCAGCGTAGTCAGAACGATTAGTGAACTCACGCGCACTAGAAACATACAAAGCAGATGGGTTTGGATATGACTCCATATGGTCATATGCATCTTGGCGAGTCTCGAACGGACCTGCCGCTCTCATGTTTTTGTAGTTTTTCATAACGTAGTACATAATCAACTCTCTCTTTATCAATTCAATGTAAACATTATACCACATGTTTTTACAACATGTCAAGGCATTATGCTAAATTAATTTACCAAACTTCATCGCCAGTGGTGCGGAATCGCAAAAGGGGGCGTAACTCTTGACCCAACTCACGAGTAGTCATGTTGTCTGCTTGACACAAACAAGTTTGGCTGCTGTGGAAGTCACGGAAAAACTGTTCATCGAGATCAGACTCGACGCAATCTTCAAGACTCCAGTCTGCGAACAAATCGTCTAGTAACATCTGGTTATCTTCGCTCATGTATCGTGTGTGGGAGTTGTATTCCAGTTCCATCTCTATCTCCTTGTTAACTCGACTTTATGTAGCTATTATACCAAATTTTAAAAGAAAGTCAACACTTAATCGTGACTAATTTTAGGTAATAAGTCACATTACCACTAGGGTGTCTACTAGGTTCATTAGTACTGCTGTACCTGAGATAGCACTCCCTATCATGATTGCTTTGTCATTCCAACAATGACCAACATAAACCCATGCAGTAGCAGCAGACGCATAGCATATCTGTCCCGCGATACTGAATCCTGCACTCATGGTGAACACTCCAACCACACCAAGTACAGTAGCACCCCACTTGACATAACTATCAATGGTACCCGTCGGTGTTGCTGGTTTCAGATCTTCGACTTCTAGTTGCAGTTCTTCCATCTCTTGTTTGAGACGTTTACGCTCGACATTAAGTTCCATAGCAAGTCTTCCTGCTTTGGACATCGTACTACCGGCAAACTCCTGTTTGACTTCCGGACTGATTTGACTTTCAACCTTTGCTACGCGCTGGTCTTCTTCAATAGAACTTTTACTCATTATCTTCGCATACTCGCAAGGTCTTTCATCTGTTGTTCATCAATCACGGGGATTGCATTGGACTTGTGCATAGTGCCGATACCCTTGACTAGGGTTCCGGTGTAGTTCATTATTTCTTTCTTTTCGGTACTGAAAGTACCCGAATCGTGAGATTTATAAACTGGAGTCTCCCTTCGATAAGGTTCACTCTTTACTTCCATAGGCTGGAATGTGGGGGTAGGTTTCTTCTTGGTAGACCAAGCATTGTACGTCTTCTTTCTACCAGTAGTAGTATGTCGCATTGAACCGTGTATCATAATAACTCTGCCGCTATTTCATTTTCTTTTAAAAAGTTATTCAACGCTCGTTTCGCTTTCTTATCACCATAGATGATGGAATCAGGGATGCGTACATTGTAACGATAGGAATATAACTTACAAGCACTTTCCCAAGGGGTTTTGCTAGTACGCAATATCTTCTCTTCATCAAGTAGAGAATCGAGCTTCTCCCAAGGAGAGTAAGAACTCTCTGGTAGACGATGTTTACTTACACTTTCTAAGATCGAGTTGATCACACCCTCATCATCATCGAAAGGGGTTTCTTTGGCAAAGGACAAAGCATATCCTAGTCCTTGTTCATAATCCATCATAATATAACTCTCAAGTTGTTTCATTAAATATACAATGTGTATTATACGACACATTCTAGGGTGCTGTCAAGTGTACAATCCTTTTACATTCATCAAATCTTCGAATACTAGTAAGTACACCGAACAGGTCATCATCTGCCTTCTGGGCAAACCCTAACCAAAGTATCAATAAGATACGTAGTACCCAAACACTTATCTCTCTAGGAACCACTCAGGAACCTCGCGGTTAGTCCACTTGGCAAAGTACTTTTTCTCTTCACGGTAATACTTGCGGTACCCTTCGGTAACGACAGTCTCCTTACAGTGGTCTGGCATACATTGTGGCATGACCGTCTCTGGTCCTACCTGATTGATATTACGTGGAGAGAACCACAGAAGTCCAGACAACTTCTCATAGGTAGCATGGATGCGCCCGTATCGGTGAGTGTACTCTTTTGCACATGCGACAAAGTGATCGTACAACCATCGGTAATTCTTGTTGTTCTCACGACACCATATAGCAGATGGGTGGTTTTTGTGTGCAACTTTGTATAGCATATTCTCACGTGCTTCGCCATCGACTATATAATGGTCTACCATACGTTTTCCGGACTTGGAAGGTCGACGTTCGACAGACCCGTCAAGAACCCGATGCGCAGTCGAGAGTAGCTGACCGTACTCGGTAACCATCTTGACTACATGCTTGTCACACATCATCTGTGCAGATATCACTGGATCATCATCTAATCTAAAAATATTCATATAGTATATCCCCTATTGAGTTAAGATATTATATACGAAAAAACGGCATCTGTCAATCTTTTTTAGAAATTAATTGTTTTCTCTGTAGCAGTGATGATTTTGACATCTTCCAGATAACAAGTAGCGGGTCATACATCCACAGAAACTTCTTGTGTCCTGCTCTTTCCATAGTTTCCCACGGTACGAATGCCTTGGACCAATTGTCAATGTACAGGTTTCCTATCCGTAGAACAACGTGACCTTCGCCTTTCTTGGTGATGACTCTACGCAACTGTACTTGCATTGTGATGACATTGATCCAGAAGTTGATCATTGATTTACCACTCATCAACCATAGTAGCGTAATGGCGTAGTCTTCACAGTCTCCCTCGTACGGTGGTTCCTTTAGGATGACCCATCGATCAAACCCATGTCTTTCACTATCGTATACATACTTCCACGTCTCGTTCAAATGAGCGACGTGCTCTTCCTTGTTTAATAAGTCTAACATATTTTTCATCCATTGAATAATACTTTTTTTATTTATATGGAGAGTCAAAAGAGTATAAATAACTGTATGAAAGAACTATTTGATTTCGGTTTCACCGCAGTAGACGAATCAGAACTCGATGCTGTTCAACAGCTAGAGAATGCATCTGATGCTGTGGATGACTACCTAACACGCCTTGATAATTTGTACAATGCGATACAACCACTCTTGACTAACCTCAAGATGAATCCTGAGAAGGAGTACATACTGTGGCCAAATCGTTTGGAGAAGATCGAGGAATTCGAAACACACATTCAAAACATCTATAAGGGATCCTAACCAATGTTTTTTAATCCAAAATTAGAAACCATCCTACTGAGTGATGGTACACAAACTCACGTTACTGCCGAAGAGAAAGAGGATTTTGCACGTTCGTTAAACGCTGTTTTCAATAGGGTAACTGTTGGAAGCGGTAAGTATCTACGACACAAGTCTTCAGAACTAAACGTATCCGAAGAGATGATCTCTCGCGGACCAATGTTCTGTAATGCTCTAATGTCACGTGGATATAAGAACATCCTATTTGTCGGTCATTTTAACTCTGGCCAGTCTAACTGGATGCTTGACGAATTCGCTGGTCGCATGATTGATTTGATGCCACCAGAACGTAATGGGATGAGTACTTTTCCAGACCTGAACATTGTAGCTCAGTCTATTCCGACTATGATGTCCATGTTTGACTATGATTGTGAATTCACAGTCGCCCGACCACCAGAAAATAAGCATAAAGGCGCAATGCACCAGATGTATAATGTCTTTAATAGTCAGTTTGTTTCTTTATGCTCGCATCAATACAAGCACGGACAAACCTCTTGGACTCTAGAAGGTGAACACGAGAAATTCGACGCAGTCGTATTCCTTGGCGTACCTATGCAAGATCAAGAAGTTGGGTTCGAAGAAGATCAAGTCCGTGAGATATTTGCACCTATGTGCACCCCAGAATTTGATATGGTTGACATTTACTACGGTGCACCTTCCGCAGTTAAATGGTTTAATGGTGAAGAAAAAGACAGCAAGACAATGGTCGACACTGCGTTTGCTCTACGTTCAACGTGGGATAACCAAATGTCATCAGGCCGCCCGGAAGAATGCGACATCATGCACAGCATGGTTAAAGTATTCTAAGGAACTTACCCGACAGTAAGAAAACGAAGAAGGGACCGAAAGGTCCCTTTTTTTATATCCAGTAAAGTATCAATCCGAAGATTGCACACCATATTAACACGTTGGGCCTATACCCCCATACGATTTTAAAATCAATTGCGGTGTCCGCTACGAACTCTTTTACTGTTTGTGCGCAATTCAATAGAAACTCTTTAATCATCAATTACCGATCCCACTTCGACAGATGCATTTTCAGGCAGGATGAACTTAATCCCTGCATGGTTGTGATGTATTACAAATTTGGTATTACTGAACTCTCTAAAGAAGAATGACCAGATAGGTCTCCAGTTACTTGCCATGCGGTGTACGTTCAGAGCAGACCTGTTAGACTTTATGAAGTTGTCTGTGAAACTGTCTATGGTCATATCGAACATCGCATCAAAACCATACATATGGATTTCAGTTGCTTTCATTACACGACATGCATAGTCCACTGCCATGTGACCACAAGAATAGTTTGATGCTGCTTCCGATAGTTTATGGCCAGGTAGTTGTGCATATGGGGGAACGTGTGTATGGAACCCACGGATATTCGGAGAGTATTTTAGATAGAAGGTAGGACTCTTTTCCATCCATCGACGTGGTCGCGTACCTAGAATCCAGTCGTATTGGTCTAGTGAGACCTCCCCTTTCTCTAGTGCCTCCATCATTTTGAAGTCAACCATACATGAAGCATAGACTTCATTTTTAGGTAAATTCATGGGTGGCATGTTGCAGACGACAAGTTCGCCTGGCGTTCCTCTTTCAAAGAGGTCGGCATTCTCACCGTTACCCAATACATTAACTCTTCTCATTTTACTTTTGCGCCAACTGGTTCTCTGTGGTATCTTCCATATACACAATGCGCAAGTTCATGACCCCAAGTATCCATATGATCATCATCGATACTATTAGGTACAACGACATAGATTTCGCATCTAGACATTTCACCCGATTCTTTGCTTTTCCACCAGCGAGAATATCCTAGTGAAGGTTCGTTGTGAGTCTTGATGTCCTTTACCGCTTTGTCATATTCTCTTTGAGTCTGGAACGTATACACCGTCACAGGGAATTGAACTCCGCTGTTATCCATTGTTCCTGATATTTTCTTATTAGGCGATGGTTCGCATGATACTAATAATAGTACCGTGAAACCGATTATGATTTTAGCTAGGGTATCTCGTAGCATGACCTTCCTCCGTTAGTAATGTATTTATACATTTCCACTCATTGTAACCAGTTTCAATAAATACTTCTGCGAGGATACGACCATACTTACCTTCTTTGTGGGTAATGACCGTTACCTTGGTACCTACCGGAGCCATCTTATTGACATAATCTGTTGCTGCAAGACCCTTTTTCTTTTCATCAAGGTCTCTAGTACGTGACTCGTAAGCATCAATACCAAAAAGGCGCAGGCGCTGGTTAGCGTAAATGAGACCAAAACCAAGGTCAATATCAACGTCGACGGTATCGCCGTCCACCCATCTACGTATTGTTGCTTCATAGTTATACATCACCCACCTTCTATCTAGGAATATTCTGCGCGACATCAAGAATGTCCTGATATTCCGCAATCTCTTTCATTTCAGAAACAAGCGACTCCATGACATCGGGGTGTTCTCCGATACCAGCTGGATTGGTTAAATAAATCTCAACATTCGCTTTATGGTAAGCAATCTTACCCTGCACGTGTGCGATGGTCGCATCAATCATTCTTTCTCGTAAATTCATCCTTTAGTTCCTACTCTTGCCTTTTCTACTGCACGAGAACCAAACCAGAATGCCATTATGGCTGCAAAGATTGCTTTGGTATCATCGTCCCACAATGTATTTAATGCCTCTGATAGAGGTGTACCATTACTTAGTGCATCCTGTAATAGAGAAAACTCTATCATCGCAAACAGGAAAAAGAAGCAATAGGTAATCACGGGCCTCACAGACTTTTGTAGTCCGGATATGAACCCTGTCCCTTGTGCTATTGTTGTATCATGTTCCAGTAGTGCCTTCTGTTCTTCATGAAGACCCATTTCCTGAAACCGTTTTATTTCATGGTCATAACCCGCCGAAGTGAGTTCTGCCATCTTTTCCATTTTCTTTAGTTCGAATTCTTGATTACGTTTGGACTGAAAGTGATCAGTGATTGCCGGTACAACCGAACTACCAAACCCTAGAAGCGAACCTAATATCCCACTCAACATATCTCATCCTCCAAAAAAAAAGACGGGAAAGTTTCCTGTCCCGTCTTTATATATCATTAAACTAAGTGCGTATTACAAGCTTGCAATAAACTCGTTTACTTCTTCGATTTCTTCTGGCGCCAAGAATTGCTTGTGTACGCCAACAGAATCTAGAAGACCTTCGCTTACTCCGTCACGTAGACTACGGACTTCAGAATTATCTACAACCATATCGATACAACCTAGAGAAATTTCTCTCTTTGGCTCACCAAAACTTTCTAGTTCTTGATTATCTTGACGTGGTAATAGGTGGTTAACTAATTCAGTCAATTGAGTGTGAGGTGATTGAACTAGCTCTTCGTATGACATTTCTACATCATATACGAACTTAGATGAATCTGCTTCGTATGCTGAAATCAATTCGAAACCTAGAGGACCGTCACGGAATTCATCCCATGATGATTCTGGTTCCCAAGTTTTCCATAGAGATACTAATACATCTTTGTAGTCTCTAGTAATTTTTAGAAGTTGGTTTGTTGCAACCGCCGCAGTCTCTTGACCTTCTATAATAAGATCAGCAGTCAGTGTATCTCCGTCTGGTTTGTGACCCAGAGAAGTATGTATCAGTGGCTTGAAGATATGCTCATAGGCAGAGTTTGAAATTGAAAGGTTTGAGTCGTGGGTTTTTAGTTCTTGCTCATAACGAATGTACATACCGTACATATTTTGAACAAAGTCATGACCGGATGCAGCACTACCGACCATATAATGATCGTTTAGCGTTACAATACTAATTGGGTTTGGCATTTTATTATTCCTTATGGATTCTTTAGAATTATCCTTATCCGCACGTGCGAAGAGTAAATCGCTGGACTGGCCAGTCAAATACGGAATAAGTCCTATTATTTATAAATTCCGACTCTCTAAAGAGTCGGTTTATTTAAATTATTTTTGTTGTTGCCACATTGTCCATAGGCCGTACAGAACACCAGCGTATGCACCTAGAGTAATGATTGAATCAAATAGAATATAACTGGCACAAAGTGCAACGATAATCACACCGTCGTACGTGGTTCTTTCGCCTAATCGCGCTTGCAACCAAGTCTTTGCCATCATTACATAAAAAGATAGTTTTGAGAAATTGAACATAGTTAGTCCCTATAATCGTTAAGTGTAAAATTAGTTCCGTGCATCTTCATAAGATCACGTTCGTGGTTTGTATATACTAATACTTCAGGATCATCTACCAAAAAGTCACAGCTCTTACAGAAATCTGGGTAGTCTTCGGTACGGTGTTGCTCACGTAAAGTCTCATACTCTTCTCCAAAGAATATATCTAGTATGTTGTTCTCTGAGGCGTGACCTAATACTGCTTCTTCGTCCCGTCCTAAAACTTGACAACATGGGTGCACTGCACCCGTTTTCTTGTCTAGACCACCAGCACGTATCACTACGTCTGGAGAGAACGGTCGTCCACAAGTCTTTTTCTTACCTTCACGTACACCAGATTCGGTGATATCTTGAACACCGGACCAGTTGTGCATTTTCCATATTTCAGTCTTGACGCCTAACTCATCAACCAATGTCTTATACTTGTCTAGTTCTTGGTCGATATTGTCGTTGTCTGTTATTAGGTGATAGGTTGATATCACGCATTCTGAACCAGACTCTTTTACATACGCAACCATCTCTTCGATGTTACGTCTAATCTGTGCGTAGTGTCCACCCACAGCATTGTACATCCACTTGGTGTAGTCTTGTTCGTCTGCACCAATGAATGAAAACCGATAGAAGTCCAGGCCAGCATCGACACAGTCGCGCATGTATTTGCCCTGCATCTTGAATCCGTTAGAGAAGATGAAACATTTTGCTCCATACTTCTTCACTACCTTGATATATTCAGGTAGGTTTTTTGCCATCGTCGCCTCACCAGAACCGTCTAGGTTGACAACATTTAATCCGTACTGAGCACAGTCCGCAACGTATCCTTCGAACTCATCGAGTTTCATGATACGACGGAACCCTTTATGTCGCCCACCTTCTCGTAAGTCTTGTGGACACATGGAACACGAGTAGTTACATCCCCCCGCTACCTCAATTACTGCACGGTCAATTTGAAATGTTTCTCTAGTCATTTCCATAATAAGTCTTCATCCTCTCTTCATACTCTACTGATTTTCGTTTAGTTTGATGTAGCAATTCTTCTATATTTTCTATCCACCACCAGACTCCCATTTCTTCTTTTGATACTTCTGGATTGAGTCTTAACGCATTCGGTGTATGGTATTTAGTCACGCCTTCACCACTGATTACTGCAAGTGGTCGGGCAAAGTTCTTCGCGACATAATGCCAAATACCGTCGTAACAAATCACCATCCGTGATGTGGATATTAGATGCATTGCCTCAGACGCAGGCGTACGATATGATAACTCGTGCATGTTGAAACCAAGACTTCTGAAGTGGTTGATTAAATGGTCCCAGTCAGAGTTGTCAAAGATTCGTTTCCACGTCCTAGGTTTCTCTGCATTCCATGTAGGACGCCAGAATACGATTCGATCTGGGTCATAGTCTTGAAATGCGTCCTGTCGGAATATCCAATCATTACATGGAGCATCCCCTCCAACAGCATCGGTATAATGTCCCGACTCAAACTCAAAACGAGCCTTGTGTCCGTGTGCATTTATCGCTGCAATCCTACGTTCACCGTTTGATTCTAAAACAACATCATCATTAAACTTCCAGTGTTTGTATCGACCTTGAGCATTGAAGATGTGATGTATTTCTACACGTTCTTTCTGGTGATAGAAGTTGTGTATATAGTCACATCGCTCGATGATCGTTTCTGGATCTTCGAAGTGATGAAGATATTTTGGTCCATGTTCCCAATGTAGTTCCAGATTAATCTTATCGATATCGTGGTCGGCTGCATATCTGTGACACGAATTAAGTGCCCACATAAAATCACCGACGCCTGGGGTACCGCGCCAGGTCACGAGTTCGGATGCCATTACTTTATCTCAGGACCTTGGTAGTCTTCATTTAAGAATACCCAAAAGTTTTCGTCTGAGTTAGTGACGAATGAGTTTAACCAATCATCAACATCACCTTGAAACGTTGAATACATACTTTGCCTTGAATTATGTTCGAACCAGTAAACCTCTGAGTCGCTGGTGACGCCGGTACCGATATTTCCTTCGTAACTTCCACCTAAACTTGAGGCATATTCTAACCATTCACCACACACCTTTTCTATGGCGTCACGATGTTTTCGAGGGATATCAATAGTACACGTATCTTTTTTCCAATCGGAACAGTCTACGAGTTGTTTGTATCCGCCTCCGTCTCCGTAAATTCCTTGTATAGAATTGATGTCATAAGTTCCGTTAGTTATCCTAAACTGACAATAACCCTCCACTTCAAAATCTACTGCCTTCTCGACAAATGCTGGACACTTAATACCTTCATCATGTTGTAATGTGGCATTATGATATTTTAAGTCAGTGTCCGGTGTTACTTTCCAAGCTTGACAGAAAGTATCGTTTCCTTTTGATTTAAGGAATGTTTTATAAGGGAAGTAAACCATTTCATCTAGGTTACATTCCAAGACTACTGGTGGAAAAAGAAAATCAAAACCCAAGGCCTCTGCTTGTTGTCGGGTCTCCCACTTCTGCATCTCTAACCTTGAACTCGCAATCGTGTTTCCAAAATAAGTGTAACTATTAGACGGGGGTAGTAAAAGTCCAGCCATATTGTTTACCACTACGTCCGGTGCAAATTTTCTTATTTCTTCTTGTACCCACCTTACTACTCCCTTTCCTCCATAATACACGTTGCGGTCAGGGCAACTGTGTTGAGTTATTAATTTATACTCATAGTTCTTTTCTTTTATCGCAGGCAAAAGAGTCTCATATGTCTCAGTTAATGCAATTAATAAAATTTTCATTAACTAGTCTTAATACTCTTGACTTTACGTGCCGAACCTGTAGATGTGTATAGACCGAACCATGCAGCACCCGCACCAACCACTACAGATATAAGACCTGCCTGTGATGCATTTGGTTCAGGTATCGTCATGAACCACTGAGTGACTTCGATGAGTAGGTACAGATAGGTACCAATGAATGCTCGCGGGAAAAGTCGATATGCATCGATTACATCCGCGAACTGTAACAACCCTTCAAACTTACTTGCTTTGACTTCTTTGTTCGACGTATCGAATTCTACTTCAAGCTCAATCTTCTGTTTGAATGGTTTTGCTTCTGGAGTTGGTGTGACTACTGTTTGTTCTGAAAACATGTTAATTACCTAAACCTCTTTTGTAACCATTTAAATATTGCATATATGGTCAATCCATAAAATGCTAATACGCTCATTGGTAATGCTATATATGCAAGTTCCCAAGGAGATAGAAATAGAACCTGCCATGTAAATTCGGCAACCGCCTGTGCATCACTTTGTCGTGCGACTGTGTTATTTACGGAATCCCATGCTAACTGGTTTTCATCTACTAAACTTTCCCATGTTTCCATAGGAATGCATACAAGGTCGGGTGGACATATGTCGTCCTCATATACTGTTCCAATAGGGTTACCATATATGTCTAGGTCTGCCATCACTTCACCTTGAAATCTTGCGGGTCACCATTTATTATATCTTTTGCCTTGTGTTCCCAAATATTAGGAAATAGGCCATGAACTATGCAAACGAACGCAAGTGACCACGCTCTGTACAAATGTTCAAAATAATTCAGACCTATCTCCCGTAGATGTCCCATATCAGAACACTTTCACTTCGTACTTTTGCTCCCATAATTGGGCGTCTAGTTCGTCATTAACCATTGGCCGCCCTCTTATGTTGAGACTGGTATTTAGTAACATCGGAACACCAGTTCTATCATGGTATTCTTCAATTACCTTTCGAAAGATTGATTCGCAATCCTTCTTCACGATTTGAACACGTGCAGTTCCGTCTACGTGTGTTACTGGGGCATAGTCATGCTTTGCCCATGAGGTGAACTGCATATGCTCATTCATTGGTCCGTCGAAGTATTCCTCCGCATATTCCTCTAGGATAGCAGGTGCGAACGGACGATACTTCTGTCGTCTTTTAATTGTGTTAACAGTGTCTTGTACGTCGTATCTTACATCAGCAATAAGGGAGCGGTTGCCAAGAGCACGAGGACCGAACTCAGCCCGTCCACTAGCAATTCCACAATAGCGATGTTCAAGTAAATGATCGACGATACTGCTAGGATTAACATCCCTTTCGATATTATGCCCCGCATAAGGACTCCATATTAATTTGTCTTTTCCGGTTGCCTTTGCCCATGATCGGGCTGCTGTCCCCAAACCAGACCCCGCGTCGGTCGGAGATACTGCAATATGTACCTCATCAAACAGTTCAAATAATCTGGAGTTGATCACAACGTTTTGTGCACACCCGCCAGAATAACATAACTTATTACCGTATTTAGACGCTTCGCGCATTATACCCATGATCGCATAATCAGCAAAGTCTTGGGTTGCTCGTGCAGCGACTTTATCTTCTACAGATAGAATACGTCGTTTGAATTCTCGCCGGAACTTTTTACGATCTTGTTCACGTTTAGATTCTGGGGCGCCTACTGCAATACCTAGAGAAACTTCCGGAGCGATGTCAGACAGGTTTTCGTACCATCGAATCAACCAATCGGTGATTGCGCTTGACTTAGGACACGTTTCATGGTACGCAGACAACCCCATTACCACGTACTCATCTTCGAGTGGACGTAGACCTAGGAACTTAGTTGTGAGGGTATAGACTAGACCTACCGACTTAGGGTAGTGCCATTCTTTGATTAGATTGAACTTGTGATCCATGATGCAGGCGGTCTGCAACTCACCAACACCATCGATAGAGACTAGGACAGTATCTTCAGATGAATCCCACGGACGCGTGTAGAACGCAGAGGCGCAGTGTGACTCGTGGTGTAGATGGTGTGCGTCGTAGACTGACGCTTCTGGATAAGGAAACTTCTCGAATGCCTCAGATTTTTGAATCGTCTCTGGAGTTCTACCCGTTGCATCAACTCCGCCACGCATATCAAACTTGATACCGTGATCTTCATAAAAAGACACATGGTCATCATCATTTATCATGTCCCAGAGTACATCGGGAATATTCGGGTCGTTTTTCTTTTTGGAGTAACGTTCGCCATGAGTCGCGAACTCTACTGTACCATCTTCATTGATGATAGCAAATCCTGAGTCGTGATAAAATTCACTGTAACCTACATATCTCATCATTCACCTGTATTGTCAGATTAAATAGTTATTTATATAAAAAAAAGGGGGACCGAAGTCCCCCGACATGCTACCTTGAGCGGGATTAAATTCCTGTTATGTACTCGTATATATCTTTCCAGTTACGCATACGTGGGAAGTCACAATCGGTGTTATAGTCATGTTCGATCACAAGTGACTCAAGACCAACCTTTGCACCAGCGATGGCGTTCTCTACTTTATCTTCTATCCAGATACATCCAGTACCGTGATAGAATTCTAGCTCTTCGTCTTTGTCTGCGCCTGTATCGAGATAGACGTACTTCTCAAACACAGTCGGACCAAACATCTCACACAGATTCTTGGTACGTAGGTGTTGTGCGTATTCATCGTTACTTAAAGAAGTGATTGCGTGGAATACGTAACCTTGTTCTTCGTGTAACTTTCGAACATACTTGATGGCATCTCGCAATGGAGGCAGTTTACGAATAGTTGCACTCTCATTGAACATGCGACAGAGTCGTCGCTTCTCATTACGTTCTAGACCGTACATGACACCTACGTCGTATACGTCTGGATTCTTCATGATGTACCCGTGGCGTTTCATCCACTGCTTAAATCCGTACATCCAGTCTAGTAGAACACCATCACAATCTACTAGTATGACTTTATCTCTCATCACCCCTCCGTTAGAAACTGGACATCTCCAGTTCCACCTTGCCTAATATCATTTAAAATCTCAAACACTTGACCTGAAGTAAACCCATAATCAGCAAGGGCGACTTGAATACCTCCCCAATCTGGATTGCCAGAAGGGTGTTGATAGATGTAATGATAAACTAAATCTTCTACTAACTGTTTACTTGCTCGCATAAAAAAACCTCCCACATTGAATAGATATTATAACAATATATGAGAGGTCTGTCAATACTTATTTTGAAAATATTTACGGAAATAGTGCTCTTGTGAATTTGGAAGTCTTATAACGATTGTCATTCCAATGCTTTACCATATCGACTTTCCACTCACCACCAGTGTAGTGACAGAACTTTGCGTTATCAAAGAACTCTTGTTCGGTCTCATAGTGAGGAGAATCATTCCAAGTGGTGTCGATAGTCTCTACATCAAACTCATGTTTCATCAACTGTGCAGAGATGTAAGGCTGATCGTTCATGATAGACATATGGAAGTCACCAGTGTAGCACCAGTCTTCCCACGCCATGAACAGTTCACGTGCACGTAGACGCGCCTCCTTGGACCACAGGACCACCCCTGTATTCATAATGGTTAGTTTAGATGGTCGGTTAGGTGGCATTACAGGGACGATAGGACAGTCATGCATCTCGAACTTGCGACAGAAGTCTCGATAGTTATCGTCTTTGTAATCCCATGAATTGTACCCACCACCATTGGCGGTAACGAAGTCTGACTCTAGGACACCGTAGACTTCGGCACCAGACTCCATCTGATCAAAGATATTTTCTTCAGTGTTGACTACAATGTCTGTGTCAACGAATAATAGGTTGTCGTATTGATCGAACATAGGATCTAGCCATACACGTGCGCATTCATGCAGCAACGATGTAGAACAACCATGACCTTTGGTTGCAACTCGTTCATCTGAGTAAACGTGTTCTGCACCAATCTTCTTTGCGTATTGTTCGAATGATGTACGGGATATATCCGCAACTTCTTTATAGAGGGAAGAACGCGAACCGTCCCAGCCCGGAATATCACCGCGAGCATCTACTGCGTCACTCACGATCATATATTGAAAAATCACATTAGACATTCTCTAACCTTGTCATCAAGCGTTCTGCTCGATTTGTCACTTGTCGATACCATTTCGAATCACGGCCTTCAACTGCCGCGTTCACCCAATCCTCATTTTGTAAATGAAGATACATGTTCTTGAACTTACTTAGTCTTGGTCTACCTAGGTTAAACATCATGTTAACCAAGATTTGCTGTACCTCATCTGGCCAACAGTGGAACCCGTCTCCGTATAGTACAGCACATTCGTAGATTGCGACGTTGAGGTCGTGGTCGAATGCCTCGCTAACTCTTTCGGGGGAAATTTTCGTTCCGACTGAAGCGCCGTACTCGCCGTCACTTTCCTTGATGAGATGCCCAACACCGAACGTGGGATAGTTGAGATGGTCGAGGTAAATCTCATAGACGACTCCTTCGTCAATCTTTAATTGTTCGAATACTGCTTCTCTGTTCATAATCGGTTTCACTTTAGGTTTGCACCATAGTTTACGAATTAGTTCTATCATAACTTGATGGCAAGTACCACCAAGATAGCTGCCAACAAAATATTAGTTGTCAAAATTTCAATAGCAAGTATAGTATGATACCATACCCACCTTGTTTTATATGCATTTGCTACAGTTACTTCGTCAGGATTTGGGTCTCCAACTGGGTCGGCCGACGATGGACCTGAACCCAACCATTTAAAAAAATTCATACTACTAAACCTTTATTGTGCTTTGTACCCCTGCATTCTTCTTGATTGCAGTTAGTTTATTCTCCCATTCCTTTCCTGCTATTCGCATGGTTGACTTAACACCCGTCACCATTTTAGGTGCTGATGAAGGTGGAAAGTAACGCACCCATTCGGGATTGTCAATTAACCATTGGTCGTACTCAGAAATCCGGAGAGACAATTCCTTGCACTCTCCGGTTTCCTTATTCTTGAAATCATACTGTGGCATAATATATCCATTCCAAATCTTTTTCAATCACTACGACAGGCATCTCACAAAATGCACCTGAAGAGATAATCACCCCCTTATCGAGAAAGTTGTTGAGTAGACGCATTTAGTATCGTATAATACTGATTAAGACTTTTCGTTTGATAATTCGAATTGCCTTGAGAATATATTGCTTGGCGTCTGGTATCGTGCACGAACTTTTGTAATTCGTTAATTTGGTTCAACTGCTTTTCTTGACTCGACATTGTGAATTCTCCTTAGAAGTTATAGTTAATTGTCGAAAAGATTACTCGCTTATCAGATTTGGAAATGCCTCCTGTACTAGTTTTTTGGTTATGTAACGACAAGGTGGTTTCTTTGCCACCATTTTCAGAACGTACTCAGCATCCTCCGGATGAACGGATTCTAGAAGCTGGACGAATTGATTCTCGCGTTTAAACGCTGGGGTATTTTCACCCTTACCTCCCTTCACGAAGTTTCCAAATTGCTTGTGCTGCTTCGTTAGGGTAGAGGGTGCCGACTCCGGTCTGTTCGGAGTGAAAGGTGGGCGTCCTGCTGGAAGTAAAAATTCCAAAGAATCGTCGAAGGAACCCCGAAGGATATCTTTGAACGCCCAGTTGTCTTCATATTTTTTCAAAACATCTAATCGGGCTTCACGGGAATCTGCTTCTTTGTATTCCTCGAACACCTCAAAGACTTCTTTACGAAACGTAATCATTACTTACACCTTATCAATTTTGTAACACACATAAGTTTTTTTCATTATGATGATGTCTTCTTTGAACTGACATCTCCAAACAAGATCTCTTAATACTTGCTCATGGTTGTTTATCTTAATTCTACTTCTTCTGAGCTCGTTATCTTTCTGACTGATTTGGAACTCTTTTATTTGTACTACCTTTATATATTCATCAATTATAACTGCTGTGCTGCCAATCCAGAGTAAAGAGCACAGCAGGGCGGTTATCGCCACTGAGTGAAAGGTACTCATTAGATTCTCCCTTATGTCAAGGGTATTTATAAATGGGGAGAACCCAATGAGTAAATTATCTTAAACTATTCCACTCTTCTGGAGTAACGTCGTTTAATCTGCCGCGTTGGTCATTTGGTAGGTTTGGTTCTGGGGGAGTGAGTTCTTCGATACAATCACCAAATGTATCAAACAACCTATTAAATTTCATGCCATACACATGGCAGAGACCCATGAGAATATTAGCAAGGTCATCGGTATCACTGGGAGACAATGAATCATATTTCCCTTCATCGACTAATCTTAACAACAACTGGAGATCGTCCGTGATCCCCCAGCAGTTCATGATGTCTTGTTCTAGATCAAATCGATCTTTCATGCCGCCACCGCCATTTCGACGGCAAGTTCAGCAGCTTTCTTCTTCTTGACTTGGTTTGCACCGTACCATGCAGAAGTCATTCGACCGTCGGCAGTACGACCCAACTGGTGATCAGTAAGGTAAGTCACAGAGTTGAATGCCTGCCACCATGAACCACGACCGAAGTTTGCGCCTGGTTGAGTCTCTAACAACTCGTATGCTTTCTTTGCATTAGGTGCGAGGTCTTTGTAACCACGTACTTCTGCGGCAGGTGCCTGTGAAGGGAACAGAGAGTTGTAGTACTGAATCAGAGTGTCAGCAGTGAACTGTCGCTTAGACAACAACTGTGCCATCTCTTTATACTGGTCAAACTTCTCGTGTGCAAGACCTAGGTGCTCTTTAACCATCTGTGGGTCAAACGCACGTCGGTGGTTTACTTTGATACCGTTGGTTGCAGAACCTTTTAGAGCGAGGGACAGAGTGTTCATGCAAGTCACACGAACTGGAGTGAATCGAATGTCGATCGACTTACCATACTCGTGTGGGTTAGAGAACAGAAGGTATGAATCGACTTGATCACCCTTCAGGATGTCGAACGACTCTTTGATGCGAGCCATTGCGTATACGATCTTACCGTCTTTGAGTGAACCCGCAGAGTTCATCTCCATGTCACCCGCAGAGCAGTAGTCATTGAAGAAAGTAAATGCCTCTTCATTCTGGCATGGTGACCATGCACCACCCACCTGAGTAAGTACAGAGTTGTCGGATGAACGCACAAGTGCCTCCATACCAGTGGCGATTTTCTCACCGTTGTAATCAGCGTAAGTAGGAACTTTCTCGACCGACCAGTCGACACCAGCTTTCTGCATCATCTGTACGGGAGTTAGGTCATTGTTGACTTCGGTACCAATACCCCAAGGGCATTTACCGACAGTCGCAGAAGTTTCGATTTGTAGTACATTGTTCATGGAAGACATAATATAGATTCCTTATTCAATTGAGTAGCCATTGTATCATATGTTTTGATTACTTGTCAAGGCGTTTTTAAAATAAATTACAAATGATCTGGGCGGTATTTATTTTGCAGTTCTAACGACTCATCTTCGAGCCCCATCTTTTTGAGACGACCCATCATGACGCGAATCTTTTGAGCCTCATCGCGCCCTCTAACATATGCACGATGGTCATCACTGAAGTGATAGGTCCAATCATGACTTTGAAGCATATGTTCTAGCAATTCCATTTCTGGTCTCATGCTACAAACTCCGACTTGGGTGAGAATCTAGGGTAGAGTCGGAAGTGTGCCAACTCAGTAAGAGTCTGAGTGTACATGATGGGTTCTTGTAAGAACTTCGCATCAAGGGCATCATAGAACAGAGAAGCATCATTGTTCATCTCTAACCAGAAGAAGTCATCATTGAAGAATGAATTCTCAGAGATTTTATTGATCTCTACGTTCAGATTGTTGATAACACGAACGGGAACCTTCAGGAATGACGCTGAAGGATCAGTGATGTACGTAACTGCGTTGGCAGGGTTAGTATTGAAGCTCATTACACTGACTCCTTTACTTTGAGGTTTTGAGAAGACGTATCGATGATAAGGTCACGAACACGTTCACGATCGAGAGAGTCGCCTTGACCCCAAGTTTCATGACGGATAGTACTAGAGCAGATTTCTAGGTACTGCATAATTGCACGTTCTACAACGGAGACTGACAAACCTTCTACAGGGTAGAGGCCGTCGTAGGCATAAAAGGATAACACGTAGTTTCGGAATCGAACTAGGTCGGGGTTAGAACGTAATGCAATATAGTTAGTAGTCATAATCAAATCTCTCTTTTCATTAATTTATGTAGCCATTATACATCTTTTGGAAACATCTGTCAAGGCATTTAGCTAAATAATTTAGCTTATTTCTTCTACCGTGATTCGGTACTGTTTACCATTGAAGTCAACAACTTCTAATCGCTTGGCGGTAGATAACATATAACCTTCTTTAGGTTCCAAGTCCATCTTCACGTGACCGACTTGTCGAATGATGCCACCATCATCTTTACCATCCGCAACCATTGCGGGTCTAACGATTGTGTGTGCGATATAATCGCAGTATGCCATACTCATTATACAACTCCTAATAGTGATTCTAATTCATCGAACTGTTCTTCGATACCATACATACCCGCCTCTTTCTGGACACGCCAGTCCTCACTGACAGCCTCGTCAAGGTTGGTAAGCGAACATGCGTCTTTACCCATAGAGTCCTGCTCCCAGCGACGGACACCGACAACCTCGTTTTCGAAATTGAGAACTTTGTTCTCACAGTACAACTTACCGGAGTCTACCGACGCGTAGATCGCGGACTCCCAGAAATCGATGTGGTCTTCCTCACGGAAGTCAATCATGTCGATAATCGACTCAGAGATGATGTACTCTTCAGCGTACGCAGATGAGTGCTCAATAGATTGCTTAACATCGGCCCACCACTTAGTGCTGGCGATATCCGCCGCAGAGGCGTTGATGAAATAGGTGTCACCCCCTTTAGGCTTCCAGGCCTGAGGACAGTAACCCGTGCCGTCCCAATCGTGGGCACCATAGTTCTCACGAAACTGAGTGGAAACAACAACAATAATTGAATTAGACATAATCAAATCTCTCTTTTCATTAATTTATGTAGCCATTATACATCTTTTGGAAACATCTGTCAACGACTAAGCGTGACTTATTTTTGGTAATTAGTCACACCTCTCGAACCTTACAGTACGAGTCTGTGAGGCGGATTACCTCAAGTGTTGCGGTACCACCTGAGTTACTTGATGCGGGAACGTCCCGCACTACGACAGCGGTGCCCACTGCCATGCCAGCACATGTAGGAAAGTTTTGTAAAACGCATTCGTAAGATAAAGTCATTAGGTAACCTCATTAATTTATGTAGCTATTATACCTGTTTTTAAAATAAAGTCAACACTTTTCTTAGAACATTTTGGCATAAGAACTTTTTGTATATGCTAAAATAATCTAACCATGCCCTTTACATCTGTTTCAAAAACATGTACAATGGCTACATAAATTAATAAAGGTATCAATATATGAAAGTTGCTGTTATCCACACCGCGTTTGAAGATTCGCCTCGAACTGTTGCCTTTGTTGCCGTCGGCAATCGTACTGGTGATGAAGCCCTTGAGTATGCATATCACCGCACCCAGAACCTTGGTGGTTCATGGAGTCGTGATGACATCGAAAATAACCCAGACTATTCAGAAGATGTGACTGTGATGGCAGACCTTCCGGTTCACGAAGGTGTGACGTATGGTTTGCGGTCTACCTCGATGGGTGACCAGATGCTTCTTGGTAATGAGAAGTACAAAGTTGCAATGTGCGGTTTCGACCGCATCTAATCTTTGGGTAGATGCTTCGCGTGGATCTTGCATCCAATGAACGCGTTGTAGAAATCATCCCTGAGTAGAACGTCGTACTCGAACTGTAGTTTTGCTTCGTAGTACGAACACTCCCCTTTGGTGCGGCAGAGTTTCAGAATCTCTCTTTTGAAATTCTCTGCACCTTTCTCTTCAACTAGGGATTTTACTTCCTGACTTGAACCAAAATATTTCTTCCAGTCTGACACTACTCGCGTCTTAACTTTGCGCTTTCGTGTCTTGGTCACTGGCAGTGTTTTAGGCTTCCAAAAGAACTTCTTACCGATATACTTTTTACCAGTACTAAGTTCAGTGATGAGGTAGACGAACCCTTGATAGTCTTCTAAAAAGGATTCTTCGGGATCGAACAATGTGTCTTCAAATAGCCATTCCATGCACCTACTTATAGGTCATGTAAGTCCGTATGAAATATGGTTCACCTTGGGATACTGTCTTGGACCATTCTTGTGCTGCTTCATCATCCGCTTGGTCACTGACATATTTGTAACAATGAAATTCTACATCTGCATCCTGACAGACTTTTGCGATAGCATATGCTTCCATCTCTACTAGGTCAGCAGGAATCTCAAGATTTGGATCTGCAACAAAGTTGTCTCCCGTACTGCAAATCTTTCCGGTTTCCCACTCTATATCATGAACGTGACCTAAGATGACTCCGTCCTCGAATGGTGTCTGGCCAGGACTGTATCCTAGACCCGCACATGACATATCGCGTTGCACGAACTTGTCTACTCTATGCAGACCACCGTCTATTGTGATACCTCCGGCAGTACCGAAGTTGAATACCCTCTCTGGTTTATGTCTCTCGATTAGTTTTGCAGCAGTCATCGCTGCATTTACTTTACCGACTCCAGTGAAGAATACATTGTTCCACTTAGACATCCTAGGTGCTTCTAGTTCTAGGGCGATGAGAATAAGGTCCTTAATTTCAGTCATAGGTTACTACACTAAAAGTGTCCATATCTAATTTTGATGACCCACCAAGAAAGGCAAGGTCGATAACAGACGCATAACACATGTTTTCAACACCAAAGGTTTTCAACAACTCAGAGACTGCAAGTGCTGTACCTCCGGTCGCATTGACATCATCGATGATACATACGTTACTATTAGAGTTGAGTTTTGCGTCAGCTTTAATTTGTAACACCCCGCTAGCGTACTCGTAGTCGTACGACTTAGACTTTCGTGGGGGTGGTAGTTTGTTTGGTTTGCGTATCATATGGAGCGGTACCCCCAGTAGAAACGCTATAGGAGAACTCCAAAGGAATCCCCTGGCGTCCGGTGACACTATATCGGTGATACCTCGTGTAGTACAGAATTTCATCAGACTTTCTATACTATATTCAAACGCACGAGGGTTCACCAATATACCGCTTATATCTTTATACTGAACACCCTTGATAGGATAGTCCGGTACATTTCTAATCACATCTTTAAGATCCATAATTAATATTCATCTTCCTGTACTGCGTCTGCATCTGCGCCACACATAGGACAATGACGGGGCACCTCATCTTCATAAGGTACCCGTATCACAGTTTCAATATCGCAGATAGGACACTCAATGGTGTACTCTTTATCCACCTATGCTACCTCTGCTTCCAACTCTTCCCATCCGTAGTCTTCACCTTCCATACCGGCTACTGAATATTCGGTTACACGTTTCTCAAAGAAGTTGTCGTGTGATGCTCCATTCAGTACCCAATCCAACCACGGTAGAGGATTTGTTTTTTGTTTGAACAATGGCTTCAGACCTAACTGAAGTAGTCGACGGTCAGCAATGTGACGTATGTAGTCGCGTACTTCCTTCTTGGTTAGACCCTGTACATTGTTACCTTTAAACGCAAGTTGAATGAACTTGTCTTCTAGTGCGACAGCATTCTCTGCCATCTGATATATCTTTGACTTGAGTTCATCATTGATGATACGTGGGTGTTCATCCGTAAACTCACGGAACAACTTTGCGTTACCCTGTACGTGGATAGTTTCATCACGGATGGACCATTCCACGATTGTCGCCATACCCTTCATCTTTCCAAAACGTTGGAAGTTTAGTAGCATGACAAACGATGCGAATACTGACATACCTTCGTTGAACACAGACTGTGCCAACGCAAGTGCAAGACCCATATGACTAGAGACGTTACCGTCTTTCATGAAATTGATCTTGTCTGCCATCTCAGTATATTCTAAGAATGCATGGTACTCTTCATCTGGTAGACCTAGAGTATCATTAAGAAGAGCATACGCACGTTGGTGTACCCCTTCACGGTTTGCGAACGAGGACAGCATGTTACGCACCTCGTTATTCTTGAACTTTGGTATTAATAGTTCGTGGTAGTTCTCACCTACCTGTACGTCTGACTGCGTGAACAATCGTAGTACATGTGTGATGAATACTTTCTCATCTTCAGACAGTTTGGTTTTCCAATCCTGTACGTCTTCGGACAATTCTGCTTCATCTTCGATCCAATGGATCTCTTCGTGTTTCTTTGTTAGTTCAACCGCCCAAGGATATAGGAACGGTTTATATGTTTCTGAAAATTTAAGTAACGACATAATAGACCTGTATTATAAGTTGTATGTAAGGCATCTGCCCCTATCCTTCACAAGCTCGACATTCGTCTCCATCATCTACAGACAGTGTGATGTCCGTTTTCAATTGGAGCATAAGATCTTCATAACCACCAATGTATCTTCCTTCTATGTAAATCTGAGGGACCGTCGTAACATCTTTTCGACCAGTGACCTCTGAGGCCGTCTTCTTGATGACCTCAAGGTCTATGTAATCGAATGGTACTCCCTGTAAGAGTAACTCTTCTTTGGCTTTGGTACACCAAGGACAGTTAGCCTTTCCATAGATTATCGTCCGGTTGTCATCCATTAATGCAACCCGTTCGACTTTGTCTGATACCGTCTCCGCACGAGAACTTGCCTCTGTGCGCAAATAGTATAGACCTTTCAACCCTTTTCTCCACGCGTTAAAATGCACCTTATTGACGTATCGCTTAGGGGCACCGGAAGGGAAAAAGAGATTGACTGACTGACCCTGACAAATAAATGGTTGTCGGTCTGCCGCGTGTGTCACCACCCAATTCTGGTCTAGTTCTTGTGCGGTCTTGTAGATTGCCTTCTCACCTTCGTTAAGGAAAGGTAGGTGTTGCACCGACCCTTTCTTGGTGATAATGCTGGACCACGTAGATTCGTTATCATGACCCTTCTCTTTGAGGAGTTGGGTCAGATAAACATTCTTCACTAGGAAAGAACCAGCACGAGTTCTATGCGTATAAGCACATGCCTTCAGTGGTTCAATCGATGGTGACGTTGATAAAATGACTCCCGACGACGCGTTTGGTGCTATTGCTATTAGATGCGCATTACGCATTCCTGAACCTAAACCGTCTGAGTATTCACCTCGCTCTTTCGCAAGGAGCCGTGACTCTTCTGTTGCTTGTTTGTTGATATTCTGAAAGACAACCTTATTTATCTCTCGTGCTTTATCAGACTCCCAAGCGACAGAGTGTTTCTGTAAGAGTGAATGGAATCCCATTGCACCCAATCCAATCGAGCGTTCACGAGCAGCAGAGTATCTTGCACGTGAAATGCTGTCTGGTGCGTTCTCGATAAAGTACTCAAGAACATTATCCAACATGCGAATAAGGTCTCGCACGATGTTGGTATCTTTCCACTCATCATAGTATTCTAGATTGAGTGATGAGAGACAACATACCGCAGTCCTGTCTGGACCTGTCGGCAAGTGAATCTCGTTACATAAGTTTGACCCGTGAATCTTGAGACCCTTTTCCTTCAGTGGCATCGGGAGTGCACGATTCGCAGTGTCAATGAAATTCAAGTACGGTTCACCCGTACGGAAACGTACCTCAAGGATTCGTTCCCACAACTTACGTGCATTGATGGATTCTTTTACTATGCCATCTTTCGGATCACGCAAGTCAAAATTTGTGTTGTTTAAGACCGCAGCCATAAACTCATCTGTGATATTTATAGCATTGTGAATGTTCAGAGCTTTCCGTTGAACGTCACCTGTCGGTATACGGATATTTAGGAATTCTACAATGTCTGGATGATGCACATCTAAGTATGCCGCATAAGACCCCTTACGTGTCTTACCCTGACGATACGCAATCATGTCCGCATCTACAGTGTGCATGAATGGAATGGGTCCAGGCGCGATGTCAGAGACCGTACGCACGTCTCCCCAGTGTCCACCGACACCACCACCCATCACAGATAACCATCTTAGTTCGGATGAATGCTCAATGAGTCCTTCTAGAGTATCTGGTACATAGGTAAGAAAACATGAGATGGGTAGTCCCTTCGATTTACCTTCATCGGAAGGAGCATTAGACAGTACAGGAGAAGCAAACATAAACCACTTCTTAGAAACATAATCATAAAGTCGTCGTGCAAGTACTTCGTCTAGTTGCCCTTTGTACATTGACCATGCGGTTGATGCTCTCGCATATGCATCTTGTGGTGAGTCTTCACCATCGGTCATGTAAAAATCTTTTAACATTCCTACTGCATAGTCAGTAAGCAGTTCGTCTCTATCATAATCTACATCAACTGTCATTAGTATTCCAAAAGTTTGGGCCCATCCTCGTTCAGGGAGAAGAAACCGCTTTCAAGTAATTTATGTTCTGGGAAAAAATCATGGACCCAGTTATTATATTCATCTTCAGTAAAGATAGAAAACTCTAAGACGACACCCTTATCTATACAATGTTCTTTTGCAAGATTCCAGTCATTTCTTGTCTTTTCGCTATCACCTATAATGATGAAGAAAACTATATTGCTTTCATATGTGCAATACGGTACATTATACTCTGTATAGACCCTTTTGTCAATACCTGACAGAGCATCATACAAAACTTTATTGTTCTTTAAGTGAGAAGGAAGAGTGTTCACTTGCTATAGTCGTAGAACGGTTCGTCTTCCTGATAGTCGTAATCTTCTATTATCATCTGCTTTCCGGTCTCCCAGAACTTCTTACAGCACCTTTCAAGGTACAGTGACTGTTCTTCGGGGTCAAAGAGACCCTCCCATAATAGATGATTTCTAAATGAGCTCTGAGGATTTTTTACTAGGAATCTTTCGGGATTAAGTTGGGATGTAGACTCACCGTCCATTGGGACGTAGATGCACTTGTCCTCATCAAACATGCTTTGCAGCCTGTCGTAATCAGTGTCAAGAAGGTCTTCTAGCAAGACTATGAAATAGTCAACTTGGTCTATTACCAACATAATACAATCCTTAATTTAAGTGTAGAATTATATAGTATTATGTTGGGTTTGTAAAGGGGTAAATCGAACTTTTTTTAAAATTTATTTGGAAACACTCGTTTCAATACTGCGGCGGCATCCTTGCGCTTCTTTTTGCGGTCATGCTTTTTTCGTACGATTACAGTATCGGAATCTTCCCCTGTGCCTGCGACACCAGAAGTGTTGTTCGTTATCTCTTCTTGGAACTGCTTCATGAATTCTTTATATGTTTTCATTTTCGTATCTCGTTTGATGAGAATAATATGCGTTTACCTGTGCGTAGGTGAGTACCCTCGAATACAGGTATACCTAGAATATCGTGACATAAATTGTCTTCGGTGACCCGTACTTGATCCCCTTTACGTACCATATCTTCTCCACCCGATAGTACAGAGTTTTCTGCCATACGGTACATACCTTGACCTAAGTTACCATTGTCCAGTACATACCACTGAGAGTTTTCAAGTAGCACATCCATGATATCGACACCAGTCTCTTCATGAATCTTTTGAATCTGTTTATCAGACAGATCACCGTCTTCTTTGATTAGTGCAAGTGCAGCACCATACCGTGCGACAATAGAGGAACCGCCTGGGACCTTAGCCATAAGTTTCTTTAGATTAAACACGAGACGATGGAACGAGGTGTAGTGAGTACGGTATGCATCGCGCTTATCCATATCCCCCATGTCATAATCTTTGACTTTATTTCCGTCTGCATCGATGATCCCTGCCTTGAATGCACCAGTATCTTCTATCTTGGTGACCAGCAGTTTCAGAAAACGAATTGTATAGACTACATCTGCAGCCGACTTTAGGATGCCCATCTTATTTCTCTCAATTTATCTATTACGTATTTATCCATTTCGATACCTGTAATGTCATCATTTCTTATTGCTTGGAGAAAAACAAGGAAGGGTTTGATAGTCGGCCACTGTTCTAACGGTATTTTTACTGCCAACATCTCCACACCTGCTTCATTTCCAAACACATTAAAGATGACGATCAAATGGTTTAGGATAAGTCTTTCTGCAAGGTCTCCGTTCTGGTGGTATCGATTCACCAATCTCTTCACATACTTGAACCTCTTCAGATCGTCGAAGAATTCTTCTCCGTCGATGTGGGTGGGATTATAGTAGTGCTTTGCAGCATAGACGACAAGATTATTTTTATTCAACTTCATAATATGGATCTTTGAATCTCCTTAACCTGTATCCGCTTGGATACATTTCAATCTTATTTAGGTGGTCAATAAGATCTGCTATCCAGTATAGGTCAAGGTTACCACTCCGTGTTGTACTGGCAGAATCTTGCATATACAGATAGGAGTACTTGGGCCTCTCGTCGCGCACTTGCATATCCAGAACCCCATCATATGAGAGTTTCTTTAACTTGTAGTACTGTAGAACATCCTCACCTATCCTGTGGTCGGGGTCAAATCTAGTATGCTGTGCACCCTTACGTGAGTAAAACACCAGTCTATTCAGAGTGTTCATCATATCGCCATAGTCCACAGTATATTCCTCCAAAACCTTTCGGTTCGACATCCACTCTCTTGCGATGTCTTCGGGAATATTGTGTCTCATAAGTTTACGTATTTCCTGCTCATTGACTTTAGGAACATGGGTATTACGAGTTCTTTTATTTAAATCATGGGTCCAGTGAGCAGTATGTTTTACGGGTATAAAGAAATGATCTTTCTTCACGCTCCTGCTATCTACCTGTTTTGAAAACAGATCAAAGAACCCGTCTTGAGGAGTCTGGACTGAGAGTTGATTTGCGAGACATATGATGTCTGGGGGAGAGTCGCCTAGCGCAACTGTGCGGTAAAGGTTTCTACCGTAGGGAGTGATATAATCATCACCGTCGACTTGGACCATATACTCGTTATCGCTTTCTAAGAACTTATCGAGTAACGAGTTTTTACCTGTCGATGGTGTGCCGTCTGATTCTGTGACGTAGTGCTCTATATCATTGGACACACAAAAACGCGTGGCGATTTCAGAGTACTCTTCATTTAGAGTATTGATAACAACCACGGTCTCATTAGGTTTCAGAGCAATAAACTGACGTTCTAGTGTCTTTATATTACCACTAGTTAATACGTAGTATTTGAAAGACATAATCTATCCGTGATAGATTCCTGCTTCCTTTAATTTTGCAATCAGAACTTCTTTCTTACGTCTACGGTCCAATCTAACGCCGTTCTCTCGACCTAATGTATCCAACTCTTTCTTCGACATATCTTCGATCATACGAGAAGATGTGCGAGGGTCTCCACAGACCACCCTATCTGGACGGTCCTGGCGAAAGAGATTTAGAATGTAATGAAATATATCCGAAAACATAATATATCCTGTTTCATTTATTTTGGAGACTTGTCTCCGTTCTTCAGATTATCAGCGCCACCACGAGCAGGAGACTGTTTCATATCCTTACCACCCGCTTTAAAAGTAACATCATGACTTTCTTCTTCAGCATCTTCAATCTTTTTATCAGACTTCTTATGCATTGCAATGACTTTCTTGTCATGTTCAGATGAATGGTCATCGTGTTTCTCACCAGAAGCTGCATCTTTCTTAGGTTCTACTGCTTCAACGATGTCTGACCACATCTTCTCAAATGCAGAACGTGTGTCTACACTTTCAATCTTAGAAATCTCTGCTTTCTTATCAGCAGTCTTAGGATTCTTTTTAATATCCGAATCTCCGTCTGCCTCTGGTTCTTCCCCATCGTCTTTCTTAGGCGGGAAAGGTTTCTTCTTCTTGTCCTTTGGTTCTTCGTCGGACTCTTCTTCGTCTTTCTCTTCCTTAACAGCAGGTTTCTTACCACCATCAATAGCGTCATCTGTAGCTTTACGCTTCTTGTGTAAGAACTCATCCGAAGAATCTACATCGCCATCATTATCGATGTCTTTGTCTTTACGATTCTTGAACTTCTTGTCGTTCTCTGCGTCGTCTACTGGGTCTAAACCTTCTTCAACTTCATTCTCGCAGTAGTCGCAACCTTTGTTTTCGCACTTAGGACAGTCTTCGCCTTCTTTGACTTTCTTGTACCCACATGCTTCTTCAAGGTCAGCCTCTTCGAACATCTTTGCTGCTTGCTTAAAACTAACTGTTTTGAAATCACCAAATTCGTTAGTTAATTTGAAAGATACCTTACCTTTATCTTGGTTCATCTGGACAGTATATCGCTTACCGTCCTTACCTTGAATACCTTTCTTATCACGAATTTTCGCTTCGGAGACCATTCCCAAATACGCCTCCATAATTTTATTGATATCTGACATCATAGTCTCCGTTAAATATTATGCGTCAAAGAATACTTTGACAACTAAACCAGCAAAGATAGTAGCAGTTAGAGTAATGATGTACTGCATTACCTTGACGGTTTTACCTTGCTCTTGAACAACATCATCGATATCATCCATACGCATGGAGAATCGATTCATTCTTTCGAAATGTTGTGAATTCGCTTTTTCTATGTTAATGAGTTTTTCTTCTGCCCTGGCCAAATCGATCATTGCATCGGAAAGCTTGTCTATCTTGTCCTCGATTCTTGCGAGGCGTTGTTCTTCACGTTGCACATGATCTGTAATTATTTGGTTATTATCTGGCATTTTCGAGTAGCCCATAAATGTTTATAATATAAGTCGTATTTGATATAATTAATATAAGTTGATATAATTATTCTGTGTTGACTTATTAATTGAGTTTACGTGGTCTATTTATAATTTTAAATTACCACGCCCTACATGACCAATAACGTGCTTTCCATTTAGGGCCAGGATTTGCACAATTATGCCTTGCCCTAAAACTTTTACGACGAGCCGGGTTGTCTTTCTTGATTTCCATATTCGGATCACCGAATGAAACCTTGACTACATTACCCGATTCGTTCTTTGTATATACGTAAAACTTCTTAGAACCACCACGTACAGGTTTGTTCAAAGTAACTTTTCTACCTTGATGTTCTGCTTCGGTGATCTCTAATTCTTCGTCGAGAGACTTACACGCCTCACAACAACCTTCTTCTATGTACTGTTTAAACTTTTTCATTTTGCAAGTAATGCTTTTGCCTTGGCGCTATCGTGGAAAGAGAATGTATAAGACTTACCGTCTTTTTCGTCCTTGACCACATAACCAGATTTGGTCATCTTAGTGATCTTGCCCATTCTCTTATCGCCATTCTTAGGTTCGTAGAAATCAACACCTCTTCCAACGTTGATTGAGTTCTTTGTCTCTGCGCCCATGCCTTTAGTTGCAAGAGTTCGGTAATTTTCATCAAGCGATTCTACTGAGTCCTCTAACCCTTCACGCATAAGTTTACCACCTTTTACCCTGAATCCGTTATCTTTTAGGATTTTAGTAATAGTGGTTCTCTTTACCAAGTCGTCCATATCCTTGAGCAACTTAGTTAAACCCATGAATGCTTTGTCCTGTACCCTTAAAGAAGAATTCATAAACATAACACGTGCGAATGCCGCGGCCTTCTCGAACTCAATACCCTTACTCTTATGTTTCAAGAGTTCATTAGATATCTTTTCAAAATCTGCGGCTTCGTCAAGTTCGACCGACTCATTAGTACCTAAAATCTTATATGATTTGATACTCGCAGCCATATTACCTAGTGCAAGAGTCGCGTCCTTACCATTACGACTGTATAGATGGTACTTACCTTTACCATCAATGGTCATATTAATCTTGTCGACATTGTACTTTGCACTACGGGATGTACTCTTTACAGTGAAAACTCGCTTCTGACTAGAACTAATAGAAGAACCGAAATCAATCTCAATTCGCATTCCCTTCTTTAACTTCTCAAAGTCAGACCGTGATACTGTTGCCTCTGTTAGACCAAGCTGTACCGACTCTTCGACAGACTCAAGCGCAGCAGTGACCTTACCTTCTCTTAATTCCTGAAATGTTTTCACTTTAACTTCCTCTGGATGCGCCTCGAAATACCTTAGACGGAGCGCGGTTTGTATTATTTAATTTGAGACTGGGGCCTTGCGACCCCGTCATGTTAAACTTATTATTTTCAGAACTAGTAGACTGCAACCTTTCTCGTTTCTCTTGAGACATCTTTTTGTTGCGAGGTTTCTTAGTCTTACTCATATTTATTCCTTATGATACCTTAGTTAGAATGGATGATCACTGTCTGGTGTAATATTGACTGGTGTTGCCGTAGTTAACGTTTCTTTGTTCAGAGTTAACAGTTCAGTGTCAGCGTCTGATATGAAAGCTGCAGCTGGCGGAGTAAAGTCTGCACTATAACGCGCAGCAGAACTTATACGGAAGTCAAACAACATTCCACCGAAGAATGCACCAATCTTGTGAGTTCCGGTAGTGCCGTAGTTCCTATCGTGTCCGTAACTTCCACCATATCCGCCTTGCTTAACACCATTCAGGTATAAGTCTACGGAAGCTGTTGGGTTTCCATTGACCGTAATCGCTGGAGACTTAACGATAGCCCAGTGGTTCCACCCTGCTTCTTGCCATATTTGTCCGTCCCACGTCATGTTGACGTCTCCACTGCCGCCATCACGGAACATTATTTCAGTTCCGCCATCCCAACCACTTATAGCGATAGTGTGTCCGTTAGAGAATTCTATCAGATTATCGTTGCCTGGGTTAACACCATCGGTGTTCGCCCAGAATTCAATCGTCCATCCAGCATCACCGTTGCTGTGAGATAGAGAACCACCTTCATAAGTTGCATATGAAGATCCATTATCACCGAACTGCCATGCGAAAGATGGAGCTGGTGGAGCTGGCGGTGGTGGGAATGGGAATTGAACCATATGTAATCTAGTGCTGAATTGTTGAACGTGTTCTGATCGGTCAACATTAGGTTCGTCAATTCTGTAAGGTGTCGCAGATAGGTCACTTAGGTCATATTTCCATATGTATGATCCTGCAGCATTCCATACCTGATAAACAGATCCTGCACCTGCACTTCCTCTATCCGAAACATATAGATAATCTCCATCTGAGACCATCGATGCACCAAATCGATCGGAACCTTGATCAGTATTATTAGATAACGGTGCTGTTATTATCTGACTAGGGGAAGACAAGTTTGACTTATCATATACATAAACCCTACCCTGTTGATTGTCACTCCCTACTTTTTCAAGCATAGCACTTATGATAAACTTATCATTAGTTTCTACTACTTGAGAGGCAAATGCAGACCAGTCATTATTTGGAGATGGATAGTTTATAGTAGATACAAGGTTTCCGGTTGTTATATCTCGTATCTGCATCTGACCATAATGATTAGTCGAATTATCAGGATTGTACGACGCATTTACGCCCACATAGATCTGACTTCCATCATTTGAAATACGTAGACCCATATAATCACAATTTCCTTGAAGATCTTGATCAGTTAGGTGTATTGGTGATGATAGGTCGGATAAATCATATATAGAAACATTTCCATAATTAGAATTAGGACTGGAATTATCATTGTAGGCTTCGTCACCTATAACTAGATGATTGTCATTGGCAGACATATATCTACCAAAATCGTATTGTGTGTTGACTGTAGGCCTGGTGTCCGTAATAATTGTTGGTGCCGCAGATAAATCACTAACGTCATAAACATAAATTTGACGACGACCTCTTGCAGAAACAAACAGGTGTGTATCATTGGCCGCTATAGAATTACCAAAATAACCATACTCTTGAGGTGATGGTTCTGTTAATGTTGCGACAGGAGTGGTTAAGTCGGACTTATCGTAAGCATATACTACACCTTGATTGATAAATCCACCAAGATCCTCATAATCAGCTGAAATAAATAATTGAGTATGGTTGGATGCTACGACACTCTCCCCGAACCGATCACTATATCCACCCCACGGGTCAGTATCGCTGCCGTTAGGGTTATGGATTATGATAGGGTCCGCATCGATGTCATATACGTCAAACAAGTACAGTCTTTCCAGATATTTGTTAGTACCAGAAGTTCTGTTACCTTCAGCCACTCGTGCCATCAAATAGGTCGGAATTGGTGGTCCTACGTATGGTGGGTTGTCTGCGTCTACACCGGCAATTACTTGACCGGCATTAAACACCGCACCCGCTAAAATTTGATTTGCCATTTGTTCTAAATTCCTTTAAGTTTTATGCTAAGTCTTTGTCATGGTTGAGGCCGCCTTTCTTCTTCTTGACGATGAAAGCGTTAACCCTTGCCATTCCCCATTGTTGTGGTGTGGTGCCTGGGCGGTGACCCGTTTTCCATGCAGCAACCCCTCTATTATATACTTTACGCAAAGTGTCCGATGATATACCAGACTTCTTTGACTTCGCTGCGATACCATCTGGACCTTCATCAAGATCTAGGGTATCATACATTCCATATCTCTTTTCACTGAGATATTGTTTAAATTTTATCATGCCAAATCTCCGATCATTTGTGCAAGTGCTTTGCGATCCATATCCAGTCCAAATTTACGAATTGCATTCGCGGCATGGAATTCATGAGACCTTCCGTCACCAGACTTCTTCAATTCTTTTTTGATATACTGTGCAACTTTAGTGTATTTATTCTTATTAACAGTCTTGGCTCCGATCTTATGCATTAAATCAGTTACCCAGTTTTCTAGTATATCGTTTTCTTCTGCAACACAATTAGGGACCATCTTGTTCCCTTTCTTCTTCATACCAACTTCTTTGTACCCATCCCAACAATCTTCATCGTACATGTCTTTAAATGACTTGGTGTACTTGGATGGTTTAGTCTTAGCGGTCTTATCTCCAGGCGCTGGTTTATATGCAGATGAATCGTCGTCTGCTTTCTTACCATGTTTCTTGAAGTGTGCATCACGCTTTACCTTAGTAGACTTTTCAAGTCCCTTGTGGTAGCGAGATGGTTGAGTACCCTCACGGTCTTTGATATCTGGATCCTGTGACTCATACCTGATTATAGGACCATCTGTCCTATAATCTTTTTTACGCATGATACTTTTACCATATACTTGAAACTTACCGTCATCATATTTCACAACAACGGGGATGTTTATATCAGACTGTATATCTTTCAATACTGGCTGGATATCGGTATCTCCATATTGCTTAATGCCTTTGCCCTTATTCTTTACAATTTTCTTAAGCAGACGTTGGAGTTCTGTTACCTTGATAGCAGGGTCATTTCTCTTATCGTTCATACGGTCTGCAAAGTGTGGTGTAAATTTAATGTCAATGTTGAACTTCTTCAACATACGATCACTGAACTTTTTTAAATCGTTAAGTTGCGCTTGGGACACATTTTCGGAGATCAACTCCACAGCCTCTAGCCACTTGCGCATCTTCTTACCATCGTTGGTTTCAACGATAACGTAGTTTGCACCTAGGACGGATATAGTAGCAACCTCATCACTTTCTTTGATTACTACCATATCCCCTACCTCGAACAATTCACCTTGCACGAACTTCTCTCGTGTTTCGGATACTGTCTCTAGTTCTAGGTGATTACGGAATTCACTGGCTTCCTTTAATCCCATACCTCTACGCACGTCGTTGAATAGCTTACGTGTGTCTGGATTGGACATGGATTTAGGAACACCCTGTGAGAAAGAAACGAAATCATTATTAGATGCGTTCTCTCTTTGTTTTGAAGCTGACATACCTTCAATACCAATAGAATCTGGATCTCTCTTACCGGCAGATACTATTCTGATATTCTTGAAATTATAAAAACCATGTCTTGCTTTCTGTCCGTTGTACTTGTTCAACAGGACTTCGAATTCTGTAATTCTGTCGTCACCGACAACCATAGTTACTGACTTATAACCTTGGTCATACAGTGCGACCATGGCGTTGATAGCGGTCTTAACAGACTTATCTACCATGATATTCCGTGCATGTTTCGGAAACATCTTACGAGTGTGTTTGATTTTATCGGAGTACGATAGCGGATTCTTCTTTGCGTCCTGTGATTGTGACGCAAATACTTTATAGTCTGATTTCCCAGACTTCATCGCTAACGCATCCATTACCTTGCCGTGTCCCACCGTAGGTGGATTCATACGACCAAACGTGAAATATACTTCGCGTTCCTCTTCAACAAGGTATTGACTGAAATTTTTAATCACTTTTTATCGCCTTTGCCTCGGTTGCGTTTACGTTCCATCTCTTGCTTTCGAACGACTTTTATAAGCTTACGAGCATTACGATCTATTCTTGCTTGTATGGCAGGCTTCTCCATTCTCTTCTCGATATCTTTCTTACGAGAGAATGACATCTCACCCTTATCTTGACCTTTAGTAATCTTTGAGACTACTGCCTTACGTGCTTGTTTACGTGCACGTTTCTTCAAGGTGTCCATAGATGCAGTTTTTCTTTCTGCACGTTTTCGCGCCATGGCGATTCGTGCCTTATTCTTTTTCATTCGCATCGCGAGTTTTCGACGTTGTGCCATGTCGAGTACTTCCGATACCATATCTTTAAATGACAACATAGTCATCTATTCCTCTATTGGTTTATTCCATATTATCTACGGGCTGAATCCCAACCCTTTAATATATCGGATGAAAAGTTGTTGTATGAAAATTCCATACGGTCAACCAATTTCACCGCGTCACCACCAAGCGTATCAATTGCAACGTATCCTTCTTCACCAGTCACTTTGTAACCATTAGAAGTTTTCACGAAAGTATCAATCGATTTAAGTTTGTCTAAACTATTTATAAGTTTTAATTTGACTAAAACAATTAATTTTTGCAATTCAAACATCTTAACTAGATTAGCCTTGTTTGTATCGGAGAAAAACTCCATCTCATCCTTCATTTTGGCAATCCAATTGTCCTTACCACGTTGAGATTTCTTGCTTGCAATCTCTTTTTTGTAGTAAGCTTGTCTATTACTTATCAATCCCTTAACATGCTTTTTTGAGTCTGGGAGTAAGGACCCTGCACGAACGAACGAATTATTGTATGTTTCAATCGCCTGTGCGATATCAGGATTATCTGCGAGGGTCTTAATAGTGGTAGCAGAAGTCTGCTTGAACAAACGACCTATCTGGGTTAGTAGATCATTGACCGCTTTGGTTTCACGTTCAGACATCGTAGCATTAGTTGCGTCTTTCAACATTGCATCCTGTGACCATACGTTTACAGAATTGCGAAATTTCGACACGTCAACCCCATATGTCGCTCGCATCGACTCAAACGTATCGCCAGTGTATGTTGTGTGCCATACGATACCGATCTTAGCAGCACGTACTTCTTTCGCCTGATCATAGGGAACTGCGTATGCGATTGTGTTCGGGTGGAACACACTATACTTCTGACCATCGATGGTCTTAGTAGTGACATCTCCGTCACCAAATAAAAAGTCGCCTTGCACAACACCATCGATTCCTAGTGACGGTAAATACTTGAGTGCGTCTTTCAACTTAGAGTTCAGATCACCTGACGTGTCCGCGTCGATGTCTGCGTCGGTCTTGTAGACCTTTGGGTTCTTGTTGAAGATACCTTTCTTAGCAACGAAGAACTTACCGTCGGATGGATCAATACCACAGAATACCGCAGGCGCACCGTCCCATTTCACTGACACACGACCACTACCAGATCCAGCTAACAAATCCCGCAAACTACGCAGGGCATTGATCGCCTGACGTGTGCCGTCAACTCCACCGTAAAGAACTTTGTCCTCAATGTGAGTCATGTGAGTGTTCTTCTGTTCGGTGATAAACTCTGCAAACTTTTCCATTACCATGCGCCTGGCGCTCCTTTCCTCTTAATGTACCAGATAGTACCGGACGAATCGGTGTCGGAATGTACTCTGTACTTGTTACCTACTGCTTTCTTAACAAGACGACCATACAGTCTTTCACGACCTTGCAGTCCGGTCTTCTTGACATTCTTGTCCTTGGCAGCGGATAAGTGCATATACTTGGGATTTTCCATTTTAATGAACTGAGTAATCATTTTCATAACAGTCGCCATGATACGTAATGCATCACCTTCACCCGTCACTTTTTGTTCACCGTTACGTTCGAAACTAATCTCCCAATCTATGTAATCATCGTCATCGATATGTTCATCACCTTCGATGTTTATATTTAATTTGCCACCATCATCAAGTTCAACTGTAGAACGATACCCTTGTCTTCCGTCCTTCTTTAATACAGCCGGATATGGGTTGTTGAGTGTTTCTTGAAGTTCTGTAAATTCTGTAAATTTTTTCATTATTATTCCTAACTATACTTTAAAAAGACCGAACTTTTCGGGGTCGAAGATGATGCTATACTTATCACTTGGGACATTACTTCATCCGATTTTCTTTTGGTCAACATAGTGTATATGAATTGCATACCTAAGAATTTACTGTATAACCACTCATTGCTATAATCCGCTAAGAATAATGCCATGTCTTCTTCAGTCATGTCCACATCACCTAAGTAATTGTACATCTTGGTGAATTCAGTAATAGTCGTGTTATTAGTAATTCTAGATTTTATCTTAAATTCGCTTTGATTGTGATACTCTCTATCGGCAATACCAGAGAACTGTAATGCTGTCTGCAAGTTACCACCACCAATCTTACCGCCTGCGGCAGTCGTACCTTTAATCTCTCCCTGCCAACCAGACATTACCGAACTAAATGTTCGAATTTGCATATTATACTCTTTACTGCCAAGTTTATAGGTGACATACACGTCCTTACTCGCAGTCCCTGCACGAGGGTATGAAGTCGACCAATCTACGTTCTTACCCATACCAGAAATCGCATACTTAACAAACTTGGCTTCTGGTCTTGGAGTACCTCCGTTGAACTCTTCCTCGTAGCACGTCTTCGCATTACTTGCAAGTTTCTTCAGAGAGACTCCAATTAAATTCTTGTTCTTGTATTCCTGTAACAGTAGTTGGTTAAAATCGTCTAGATTATCTTGATCGGTGTTAAGAGAAAATCCTATTCTCATTGCCCACATGTCAGACGGGTTCCACTTGTTGACGTTAAGTGTTATACCAGCAGCTCTCTTCAACGTCTTATAGTTATTCTCTATACTAGTGACTACTGTACCACCTCGCAAAAACTTATAGTTACCTGTCCCCAACTTACCTGACAATTTATTACTGATAACTACTGCTGAATTCTTCCATGCCTCATCTAATCCATCGAGACATTGCTTCAGAGTTCTATCACAATCGGTAAATCTGGATATAGTAGAAGCGTCCAATAAATCGATTGCCTCTAACCAACTGTTTAAACTACTTCCTTTCTTTTGACGGGCGGCAGATACGTATGCGTGAAAACATTCACCTAGTGCGGTAATCTCATCACCGGCACCTGAACCACCTTGTCCACTGAATGGTGCCTTATCTATCTTGGTCCAAGAATAACCATTAAATATAGGAAGAAACCTACTACCCATCTTAAAAGCACTATTGACTTTACTGATATCTCTTTTTTTAACAGCAGATATCCAAGAAACAACTTCGTCAGTCATGTTAACTACTTGCTTATTGGTTACACCTGCGAACTTGATCTCTTTACCGTTTTCGATCTCGATTGCTACCTTCTCTAGGTAACCTTTATCGAATTTAGCATCTGATCCAGTAAAATTTGCCATCTCTAGAATCCTCTTTACTCTAAGTTAGTCCCTAGAGTATAACAGATACTATTTATATGTCAAGAGCATTTGTACTATTTTCTTCGTTATATTGGGCGATAGTATCTCGTAATGGACGCACCCAGTTGTCACGATGTTCGATAAACACCTGTGGTTCATGGTTGTCGACAGAGATAATAGTCACAAGTTGGGTGATAGGCATACCCGTGCGTTCTTCCCACATAATAGAATATGCAGACTCTTGCATGAAGTAGTTCTTGATCCAGTCAAGACGTTTGGGTTTCATGGATGTCTTGTAGTCAATGATGGAAGGTTTGCCATCAAAGATGCCCACACAATCCACACGACCAGCGACACCTAGGTGCGTAGAGTAGAGTGGTGCTTCTTGAGCGTAGACTGTACCAAGACGTTCATCAAGGATGGGTTTGAGTTTCAGGAAAGACTCGATTAAATCGGGAGTACGTTTGGTCAACGTTTGTTCACCAGTGTCGATATTCATCGCCATGTACTTGTCATAGTCGGGGTCGTTGTTTACGTACTGTTCACAAATTTCGTGAACCGCAGTACCACGCGTAGATGCGCGATAGGAGATACGGTTTGCTTCTTTCTCACCGACACGAGCACGCCACTTTGCAATGGAGTCACGGGACAGTATAGAAAGGACCGTAGTGATAGAAGGTAGTTGAATACCTTCGGGAGTTTTGTATTGACGGCCCATGTCTGTAGTAACAGCAGTCATTTCGGTCAAAGGGATAGGTTCGTGTGTAAACATAATATAGTCCAGTTCAATTCAATATACCAGTATTATAACATCTTTTAGAAACGTTTGTCAAGGGCAAACGGTGACTATTTTTACGGTATTGGTCAAATAAGAATCCCCACGAATACAGGGGCTCAAGTGAATGGTACTTCATGTGTCGGAGAACCGTAACTTGTGGGATTGAGGTCTCCCATCTGCTCTGGCATTTTTAACATGCACGTTGTGAGAGATCGCAGTTATCAAGTTAGTGCGCTTGGTGCGCATCGTTCTTCTCTAGTACCGAGCCCCCGTATTGTGGGGAAATTCGTGAAAAGTGGTGGAGCCGATAGGGATCGAACCTACGACCTATTCCGTGCAAGGGAATCGCTCTCCCAACTGAGCTACGGCCCCACAATTCTTACTAAACTACTTTTCCTTATTTATACTCTTTTCTTTCTTGACAGATTCCTCTGTCTTTTTGTCTTTACCGAAGATTTTATCCCAGTTATCTCTACCTTGTTTTGATAACGTCTTAGACTGTATTGCGTCTCCGGTTATGTCGTTTCTACTTACCATCTTCTTTCGCTTTGCTCCACCAATCTTTGGTAACTTTATCGGTGTACTTGTGTGAGTATATGAGAGTGATGCCACCAAAAACCATCGGACATAACATCACTCCAAGTATTCCTATTAAACCAAAATCAAACATTTTCAATCTGGCTCTTTACCCAATCTAGTTCTTGAATGATTCTGTTATACCATGCGACATCAATTTCAGAATTGTTAGGATTGTTTGCTTCCATCCTAAGTTGTTCCATTCGTATGTCTATGTAGTCACACCTTATAAATTCTTTTTTAGACACTCTATCTAAGAATGCTTTTTTCGCTAAGGTCAAGCATTCTACATTACTATTACTATTACTCATTGGACACACCCTAATTCTCTGCGCGAATCTTCGTCGTTGTTAGTTACACAGAGACCAGTAGGCAACTCTGTAGGTACATATCTCATCAAGTCTGGGTCATATAAACTATTTTCTAAGAATGATACCAGATTAGATATCTCTTCCTCAGACAGATCTAGGGGAGTGAATCTATAGTCTATATCTATAAGATCTACATCTGGGTGTTGTGGTGTTGCCGCAACTTTGTATCGTACCACTTCTTCAACACTAGTGAATGATGCACCGTGACCGAATACTTCTGTGTCTGTCAGATTATATAGAGGCGGTACCTTAAATGCATACTTCTCCATATCGTCACCAGTAAAACCAGCGCGGCCTTCTCTAACACCTTCACCGACTTCACCGATGATATCGTCCCACATGTCTAGATCGTGGAATCCAAGTGTCATAAACACTTCACTTGCAAGAGAACCGACAGGAGATGAAAGAGCGGGACCGTTGTGACACGAGTGACAGTTACCTTTACCGAAGAACACTTTCGCGCCTTCGACTTCTTCTAAAGTCATCGCGTCTTCGTCACCACGTAAGAAGTCTTGAAATGGTGCTTGGTTTGCGAGAATGGTTCTCTCGTATGCGGCAATCGCAAAAGATGCTGCTTCTAACATATCATTAGGTTGTGAGGTACCGTATGCCGCTTCGAACATCATCCGATACTTCTCATTAGTAGTGAGCACAGAACCTTCTTCTACATTCATGCGATGTACACCTAGACCAGCAACTGCTTGAGTCTCTAGACCAGCAAGATTACGTAGGTTAGCCTCTTTAGGAGTGCCTTCAGTGAAGTGCCTTTCAGGGTCAATACCAATGTTAACTATACCTCCGATCACATTGCCGAACTGTCCGTTCCACAACATGACTTCTTGATATGCAGTATTAAGTACTGTGGGTGATGTCACAGGTTGTACATCAACTGTTGAAGGGTCAACTCCAGCAGCAACTGTACGATGGTCAAACCCTACACCGCCTTCACCAATACCTTGACGAATACCGGACTTGAAACCATTCTGTCCGTTGTGACATGAAGCACAGGACCACGTGTTATCCATATCTGTCTGGTTGGTTTCAGTAGACGTGATTCCCGTCTCGTGATAAATGAACTTACCCAACTCTACTTTTTCAGCAGTAATAGGGTTACTTGGATCTTGAGGGATGTTTAGAAAGTCATCACTCTCAGGTAAGATATACCCTTCGTAAGAACCTGTCGGGGATGTAGTACTCATCACAGTTTTTAGTTCTTCAACGGCAATCTCAAGTGCTGTTAAGGTAGGTGCTGGGGGTGGTGCGATGGTAACAGGTTCTGGTGCAGATTCTGAACCACCTCCAGAACATGCGCTAAGAACAGTAGTACATAATACTACGGATAATAGTTGTTTCATTGTTTCGATCTCTCACTTCTAATAATAAAATGGCCGAGGGATAGGGATTCGAACCCTAGATACGCTATTAACGTATGCCAGTTTTCAAGACTGGTGCATTCAACCGCTCTGCCATCCCTCGATTTATTTAAACATGATACACTAATTGACAGGAGTTGTCAACCCCACTTTCATATTTTCTGGCGCGGGTGATAGGAGTCGAACCTATGACCTTCGGTTTCGTAGACCGACGCTCTATCCAGCTGAGCTACACCCGCGTAGAAAAGTTGGCTGGGGTGGAAGGATTCGAACCTACGAATGACGGGATCAAAACCCGTTGCCTTACCACTTGGCGACACCCCAAACCTGTTTGCTCTACTGGGCACCACTGATTCAGTTATTTTAAAAGGGGAATCAGACCCTTAGTTTTTTCTCAATCCTTCTTTGCCTTTGTGAAATCTTCCCCAGATACAGTGTGCCACTTCATGACCAATAAGTTCCGGTTCGTATTTCCATTCAGGGTCCTTTATGTATATCTTACAAGTTCCCTTAGATTCGTTCCAAAGAGTGAAGGCGCTAATATTGTTCCACTTAACGCCTAAGTACTGTTTACGTACAGAATCATATTCCATTTGGTTCTTTAGTAAAACAAACTCGACCTTTGGTGTAAGATTTTCTCCTTCCTTAACAAGGAATTTAAAATTATCTTTAGCATACCTTCCCAGTCTCTGAGCATCTGCTGAAACCGATAAGACTAATAGGAATATTAATAGTTTTCGCATAATTGTAAACAGTAAAAATGGTCGGAGATGTAGGATTTGAACCTACGACCCCTGCACCCCAAATGCAGTGCACTACCAGACTGTGCTAATCTCCGTTAATTGTTTGAAACAAATTCGTTGATGACTTTTACCCTTTCCATGATATCTTGCATATTAGGGTATGTCGGAAACTCTGGGATGGTATCAACGCCACCAGTTTCAATCAAGACTTCTCGGCGATTTACTTGAGCCCAGTACTCATCTGTTAGGACATTTCTTGCTTCGTTAAAGATTTGGAACCGAAGTTCGTATGGGTTTGGATTAGACATAATTGTCTCCTTTTGTGTGTGTTTGTGTGTTGAGCAGTTTTCCACATACTCAGGTGACGGGCGTAACGACCAGTGCAAGTTTAAAGTCATTCCGAGACTAATTGGTGGGGAGAGGTGGATTCGAACCACCGAAGCTCTCGCGTCAGATTTACAGTCTGATCCCTTTGGCCGCTCGGGAACCTCCCCTAGTGGTTATTTGAGTTGATCTTTTGAACTGGATGAACTATTTGATCCAGTCCCTGTACCACTACTTTTACCGTGACCTAGTCCACGCTTACCTTGTCGGAACCGATTGACAAAGTAAATGACCACTGCTACTAGAAAAACTACCGCTAATACTTCCATATCTTTCTCCTTAGTCGAGGATAATTTCCTCGCGCTTCTTCTTAGCAGGTTGGCGAATTCCAAGGTAAGTTTCGAGAATCTCGATCTCCTTGTCCTTACGCTTCTGCCACTGTTGCTCCGTTCGAGCAACCCCTTTCTTGCTGTTCTTCTCAAAGAACTTTGACTCTGTGAGTCTCTCTAATGCACCTTCACGGCGACGACGATCTTCTAACTTACCTCTCATAAACGCTCCTAGTTTCTTTATTAAGATCAATGGAATCTATATAAACTGACTCGTTGACATAATCGCCTTTGGGTATGGTTCCTTGTTCAAAAGGTTTATCATCATACCTGTTAACCCAAAAACGTACGACCTTACCTTTATCATTAAGGGTATACCCACAAAGTTTTTCATTGGGATATGCATAATATGAACCATTAAAATTACCCTCTTTATCAAAGGGATTGCGCAGTCCATTTGACTCATGTTCCCTAGCAGTAATATAGGGGGATACCGAAATAAATTCTTTCTCTACCATACTTGGTCTAGTAGACACTTTTGATGGCATTCCAAGTGCATCTCTCATAAACTATCCTCATTTCCTCATTATAAAATTGGCGGAGCGGACGGGACTCGAACCCGCGACCCCCGGCGTGACAGGCCGGTATTCTAACCAACTGAACTACCGCTCCAGATTCTTCTTAAATATGTATGCTCGGTATCCGATGACTCCAAAACAAAAATGTCGCCTTCCTTGAATGAGGATATAGATAAATCTAATTTCTCCTCATCTTTGTTCAACAACTTGACCCCATTGATGTCTTCTTCGAATTTATAACCTAAGTAAAACATTGAACTCACGAGTTCTCCAAATCATGTACATGTAACTGGATCAATGCATAATGGAGAACCTTCATTAGGTCTTTACGAGCATCATCCTCAGTACCTTTCTTACCATACCGTTGTGCATACTTCAACACGTTTCCAATACAAAACCCTGTACCATGACCACCGTCAACAATAAATTCAGTCGCCTGAAACTTGTCTTTGGCATAATGCTGATTGTATGTCGCATCGATATATTGTTTGAACTCATCAATCAACTTACCTTCACTAAACTTATAGTCCACAGTACTAATATCAGCAGCTTCTCGCATTGTTACACCGTTCGAGTATCTCTCAAACTCTACCGTCTCATTAGTATAAGGTGGAGTGTGTGCATAAATCGTTTTACTCATATTACCATTCTCTCAATATAGTTGTGCCTAACATAAACAATGAAACCGTGTTCAACATAATCAACGCACGGTCTTTCCATATAACAGATACCCAAGTCCATAGTATAATGCCTGCGAACCCGATTGTCAAGTCATACATGCGATAGTCTGGTCCGGCAGATCGCATCGCCATTGAAATTAAAATCAAAATAGAAGCGACCCACTTGAGATACCAATCGAAGTCATCGGGGTACCACGAACGATCCGGTTTAGTTCGACCATCTGCTCTTACTTGAGGGTCTCCGTTCACGATTTACTTCCGATAGTACGACGAACGATATCGTTGTGATTGAACTCTGCCCAATACAACTCAAATGCAACTCCGTCTTTGAGACCTTCGAACTGGTGAATCTTTCCTGGCTTGACTTGAGTGAACTCTCCCGCACGTAGAATGGTCTCATCGACAAGACCGTCTTGGTCATCTTGCCATACGCGCACGATCATCTCACCAGATTCTACGAAGAACCCGTTCCACTTATATTCATGGAGATGTTCGGAGCACTTGAAACCTTTCTTGTATTCGATACGATGAAACTCTAGAACGCCATTCGCATGAATGAGTTCTGTCTGTCCCCAAATCTTTCCTGCCTTCATAGTCATACTACTCTCACTGGATCATAATTATTGGTGCGAAAGGAGAGACTCGAACTCTCACGCCGTGAAGCACTGGTACCTAAAACCAGCGTGTCTACCAATTCCACCACTCTCGCATATTGGCTGGCAAGGCAGGGCTCGAACCTGCGACCAGATGATTAACAGTCATCGGCTCTACCAACTGAGCTACTTGCCAATAAAAACTTCACTATTTGATAAACATTGTATCATAGTAATACCTGTCTGTCAATAGCGAATGAAATATTTATTCTCCTACCGCTGCTCTTGCAACTAATTCTTCTTGTGTCACCTTACGACTCACAAGTTCGTTACGAAACTTTTGCTTCAACTTTGGGGTGCGACACGACAAGAACTCTTTCCACAGATTGTCTGAAGACAAATTCTTTACGTAGAACCTTTGGGTTGTTGTCTTTCCAGTCATCCGATCTTTGTTGACTGTATCTTCTTTATACTTAATTGGCATTCTTACCTCACATTTTAAAATAGGGTAACGCAACATTTTCTACGTTAACTTCGCTTTCTTCTTCAGCGCCACACCAAGAACATTCCTGTCCTCTGGCAACGTAGATATGACCATCGTGCATACAATGATGACTCCACATGACCGTGCGCATGTTCATATAGAAGCATTCGTTGAACACTTCGTCCCACACTTTATTGCCTGTTTTGGAAATAGGTGACTGTGCAATATCCATTTCTCTCTCCAACTAATGGTATCCCGTAGGGGACTCGAACCCCTGTTACCGCCGTGAAAGGGCGGTGTCCTAACCTCTAGACGAACGGGACACTGTTCACTGTATCCTTTCTATTAGAATCGTGACTTCTCCTAGAAGCCCTCTTACTGTAATTACCCAATCAAAGACATCAACGTGTACTGTATCATATTGATAGTCTTTAGTCACTTCATCAGCAGCGCGGTCTATTGCTCTTTCTGCGTCACCGTACACACATATAAGTCCACCTGTGTGATCGTACAATATATATGCATTATTTACCTCTACTTCTTCCGGAAACAATCCTGTTGGAAGAGATGCATAATCGATTGACATTTTTATCCCTCTTTGTAGAAAATATGGTCTCCTATTCTACCTACTAATCGCATCCTTTCATGAGTGCTCCACGAAGGATTTACATAATTGGCATGATAATGAGTAGACCCCTCTGTTATACCATTGTACTTACGGAAGAAAATCATATCTCTTGCTACATCTTTTGCACGTAACCACGAGTATGTTTCTAACGGTTCATCTGCAAGACCGTCACAATACCAACTAAACTGACACATATTGCGCCTTGGTATCTCTAGTCCTCTATCAAGTCCCCATTGACTCAGTACTGCCTGTTTAACTACTCCACAGATAGTCGATGGGTAACGTCGGTCTTGTACACGGTTTAGAGTAACATCCGCAACTGCGTACTGTCCCGCAACACTTTCACTTCTTGCCTCATGGTATATATTCAAAGCTAAACACTCAACTTCGTCATTATCTTGCATCCGTGGTGTTTCGGCATGTGCAAGTGTAATATATCCTATAAAACCAAGAATAGATAGTGCTATTGACAAACGTATCATAAACATCTCCAGCTGAATTTATAGAACCATTATACACTTCTTTTGAGAAGATGTCAAACAGTTTTCCGTAAAAGTTTTAGATATTTTGCTAACTGCTTCTTCTGTTTAGGACTAGGGTTATCTCCCGCCTTCGCCAAAAGAACAGCATACTCTCTTGCAATGTTTGATTGATAACTCAAGATACACCTTCCACGCTAAAGTAACCACATACCGTCTTGATAGCAGATATGATTTCTTCATCTTCTTTGGGGCACAAATGGGGGATTGTATCTGATAAATTTCTGACCATCAATCGATCAAGACTTTCATCATCAACTTCTAACTGAACTAGCATAAACACCTCAGTGGTTCTTTGTAATGTGAGAGTAATTATACTATATTATGATGGGTGTGTCAACTACCTTTTAGATTTTTTCGTTCTGCTGCTATCCACTTTTCTGCTTTCTTAGAGACAGGTTTGTCAGTGAATTTCTTTGCATCGCGGTATGCAGTCAAAGTTTCTTTCTCGTAGTTCTTACCTTGAGAGTTATCGACCACCAAGAAGTTAGGTTTACCGAACATGCGCTGGAATTTACCAATGTTACGTTGCACTAACTTCCAATATTCAGTTACACCCTTCTCTCCTAGAGTACGTGGTCGCATTGCGTCACGAGCGATAGCAGTTTCGAGATCGGTGTTAACGAAAATCATTGCGACATCATAACCCATCTCTTTTAGTTTCTTTGCTTGAGTTGCGACCTTGTCTGGATCTTTACCAGTACCATCGATCACTAATCCAAGACGACCTTTTAAGTATCTTGCTTCTTTGGTACCAGTAAGTTTTTTAGCCTTACCACGAACCTCTTGTCCCTTTGGTGAGAAGATGTTGTCTGGAGTCATGTCCATACCAATCTTCTTCATTCCAGCCTCGAACGCATCGTCGGAGTTTACAACCTTATAACCAAAGGACTGTAATCCAGTTTTACCGACAATGAAAGATTTACCAGAGCCAGGACCACCCGCAAGGAAGATCGCCTTGAAGATTGCTGGATCATTTACACCTTCGTCGAGAAAGGACTTAAAAGATATCATCTTACTTATTCCAGATTTCCATTGAAGCTTCGATTAGGTCAGCCTTTCTTGTAGGGATACGACCTTTCGAATCTTTTAATTTGGTTTTGTTTTCTTTGACATATGTCTTTAGTTTAGGCACTGTCATTCTTGAAAACTCTTCTCTTTGCTCTTCTACAGTAGGACCGCTTGTATTTTTTACTGGTTTAGAAGGTTCTATATCCTTCTTTCTAGCAACATAAAAAAATGATGCGATTACTACTAAAAAAATAATTCCAACTATTGCATTATTATCCATTTCTTACTCCAAATATTTCAGTTGATTTTACAATGTTATTTATATAATTTATTGACTAGACTTAGCGAAGATTTCGTGTAACTGGTTTGCGAACACTTTTTGTGTTCTTTCGCCTGGATGTCCATGCTCTTTAATATTATTTAAAGAGATACCTATACTGTACAGATCCTCACCGTGACCCATACCAATACGACTAGTCTTTTTCAGATTAGTTATAGATTGTGTCAACCACTCTTTGTAGTCTGGAATAGATTCTATACGTCTTTCTTTATTTTGTATTTTGCCTGAAGCATCATCTGGACATTTATCTGACAATATAGACATTATGTTAGACCAGTTTCGTTTATGGAAAACTCCCTGAACTAGAGTTATTCCTTTAGCCTCACATATAACCTCTAGAGCTTTCATTTTGCTGAGAGTATGCATGATGTCGGTCTTAGAGTCATATGCCTCATCAAACATATATTTGTAAGCACGTCTCCATTCTTTATCATAAATGGTTTCAGTACGAAGCTGTGAAAACTGCGTGACATTATTCTGACGACCAATATCCTTATCACGTTCCTTCGGCATATACTCTACAACTTCTTTGCGTTGCCATGCGGACCATATTACAACTACATGAGTGACCTCATCTTTGTAAGGGTGAGAATGCAAAAAGTCCGTAATTTCACGAAATATTTTATCGTTACATGCACCGCAAAAACCACGGTTAGAATACTCGATACCAAGTTTCTTAGCAAGCAGGTGAGTAAAAGTATATTCCCAATGGGTAGGTGGAGACTCATCCCAACCTTTAAGTTCGTCTCCCCAGACGAAACTACATCCAGCTGTTACCAACATTAATTCTTCTCTTTATAGTCTTTGATAGCAGCTTTAATCGCATCTTCTGCGAGTACACTGCAATGAATTTTTACGGGCGGAAGTGCGAGTTCTTTGGCGATGTCTGTATTACGGATATTCCCGGCGTCTTCAATATCTTTGCCTTTGACCCACTCTGTGAGTAGAGAACTAGAAGCAATAGCACTACCACAACCATAAGTTTTGAATTTAGCATCTTGAATAATTCCATCATCACCGACAAGGATCTGGAGTTGCATAACGTCACCACACGCGGGTGCACCGACCATGCCAGTACCGACGTTGTCGTCTTCTTTATCCATCTTCCCCACGTTGCGTGGGTTCTCGTAATGGTCTAGAACCTTGTCGGAATACATTACTGAAATAGTTCCTCATACAACTCATAAACTTCATTAGCCTCTGTGCGAGACTCTTCCATGTTTTGTTTATGGTAGATAGTCGCAAGTTTACGGAAGTGCTTCTTATCAACACCGTACTTCTCGTTAGTGACATCTACGATATCTTTCATCAATTCTTTCTCAGCATCGATACGCAACATGCTGTCAGACATCTCTCTAATCGCGTCTGCGACTTTCTTTTTATCTTCCGGACCTATCATATTAATCTTACTCCACTTGTTGCTTCCGTCCATGCGGCGGAAAAATCATCATTAGTTAGTGTGCATAGAACATACTGTTGGAAACAAACCTTCTCAGGATTTTCCTTACTTGTCATACACACACCACGTGCAAAACCGATACCTTGATCACCATGAATCAACATACGAGGATCTTTGAGCGTAACTGTACCATCACTATTCATGCCGCCCAAATTACTTTCCAAACGACCTACGTATTCTCCACTTACTGTGACAACCGTCACCACATCATTATTCTTCATTTTCAATCTCTTCAATTAACATATCACGCATTTGTTGTGCTTTCGCATCTTCGGGATTATCCACACTACCATTATTCACAAATTTATATGCGAGAGTAATGCGCTGACAGCCTGCATACGCAGCGTGCCAACAGTGTAGGTCTTCTTCATGACCCGCACCGAAATAATAGTGACGACACTGCCAGCCAGGTACATCCTGAATCTTTACAATCTCATCTGTCTTCTTATCGTAGTACTCAAAGAAACCTTCTCCGGTCTCTGACCACGTGAATAAGACTTGGTATGCATTGGCATCATAGTTAGTGTGCCATCCTACAAAACCGCCTGGCGGGTAATAGGAGAGTAAAGCGGACGTATGCGCACCTAGGTGAGAAGCAAAATCATACTTCACCTTCTGCATAAATCCACCCCACATCTCCTTGTCTTCACGCACCATTTTGGAGATTGGTTGTGCGAAGTATCTATCGGGCGGGCCAACCAGACCATCACGACCACGAGACAAACAGTCTTCTAGATATTCACGAGAAGTGTAATAATCCCCTTTGTGAACATCTTCTGGTTCGTGATAGGTCCAATACTTTTCGTCGTTGTACGACGGTTTAGACAGCATCTCATCTGAGAAACTGTTTAGAGTCTCTAACAACTCTTTATTACGAATAACTACCTCAGTCATTATTAAAAATCATCCTCATCATCAAGTACATTTTTAAATCTTTCATTCGCTTTCTTTAAGTCGTTCTCAGTGACAGCTCCCATCTCAAGTAAGTATGAGACTGCGGCATTAATACCCTCTTGTCTGCCAGCTCTCTTGGCGAACCAAGTGGCGGCCGCCATAAGCATTATCGTGAAAACGGTTTGCGTAATCGGATCCATAGTGATTCCCTAAAATTTAAAGTTTTCGAATTTCTCTGAGTCAATTCTCTGACCAGAGTTTGAGTTATCAAAGGCTGGACCATTATCTACTTCTTTATTTAGGGGCGAATCGTTTTGATCTACATCAAATAAACGCATTTTACTTCTATCAATACCAACGACAAATCTTTGGTTTACACCTAGGTCGTTGTACCTATTCTTCAATTGTTTAACTAATATTTGACCATTTGCATTCAACTCATCATTACTGATCAGAGCAAACATCAAATCTGCTGTGGCAGGGAGACCGAACGATTCAGAGGTGTCCTCAAGACTCACATCATCGTTGCTGTAACCCGAGCGAGTAGTCTGGGTTGCAGATACTACCGGAACGTCAAACTCAACAGCAAGTCCACGCAGTTCTTCAGCAATGGATTTGATATATGTATAAGAGTTGATAGCACCACCCATCGACTTCATTCTAGCAGAAGAACATATGTTAAGATAATCGATGAAGATGATATCGGGTAGGAACTTCTTCTTCAGTTTCAACTCATTAAGAAGTGCACGGAAGTGATTTGCATGTGCACTGCCAGTCGGGTATTCTTTAATGATCAGTTTACCAGTAGTCTTGTCTGCGACAGTCTTAACACGATTTGTAAACATGTCTTTACTAAGATGTTCCAATTGGTCAATAGGCACGTTCAGTAAATTAGCATCGATACGTTCTGCAATACGTTCTTCGGACATCTCCATAGTGACATACAAAACGTTCTTGTTCTGACTGAGTGCTGCAGCTGCAGCATGACACATAAACAGAGACTTACCTACACCAGTACCAGCAAGAGCGATATTGAGAGTTTTGTTAGGTAACCCGCCTTTGGTTATACGGTTGAAGTAGTCTAGATCCCAAGGGAGACGTTCTTCGTCCATATGGTAGAAGTCCCACCGAGCATCGATATTTTCTAAGTAGTCGTGACCGATGTTAGTGTCAAATGACACAGACAGTGCCTTAGACAATACGTCAGGTATCGCATTCTTAGATAACTCTTGGTGCTTACCATCAATGATGGAAATAGACTCCATCACTGCATTGAATACTGCACGGTCTTGACACCACTTCTCAGTGCGTTCTACCAACCACGATAAGTCTTCCTCAGCATACTTGAAGATGTCTGGAAGGATATCCATAGTGTGACGATAATGTTCGTCAGACATACGGTCCTCAGAATCAATCTCAATCTTGAGTGCTTCCTTAGATGGGAGATTGTTGTACTTTGCGATGTAGGCAGTGAACTCTTTGAAGACACTTTTATAAGTACCTTCAAAGTATTCGGGAGAGAGGAAGGGGGCGACCTTCCTCATGTAGGAATCGTTAGTCAGTAGATTCCGGAGAATCGTCTGCTGTAGATTGATGTCCGTCATTTGAGTCCTTCTTCTGTAGTGAACCAGTTTCGATTGCCGATTCTAGAATGTCTCCTAGTACCTCACCGGCAAACCCTTGTAGCTGTGTATTGTCTGTATTATACACGCTTGGGTCTAATGTGTCAACCACGTCGAAGGTAAAACTAATATTTTGCTCTTCCCCATTAATACGAACGTTATTAAAACGAATTGTAACATCTTCGTACGGTTCTCGTTTGAGATTCACATTCCATGTTTCTGCACCATCAACTACAGCTGGTTCTAATGTATAGTCGATGTTTTCAGACGGTTTATCTAGATCTAGGTCTTTCACACCAGTTCCTCTTCAATCAATGTTTCAGGGTTAATCTCGCTCTTGTATCCTATCTGATACGTCTTCTTCAAGAACTCTGCAAAGTCAGTTGACTCAAAAATAGGTTCCCAGAAGTCAGCGGTCATGGTTTCTTTCAATCGCAATTTAGAACCAAGTACTTCACCTGTAGTCAAGTCAACACGTTGATACCAACCATTGGATGGTTTGTCGACATACCCACCCGCAAGGGCAACATCAAGAAGACCAGAGTACTTCTGCACCCCACCTTCCCAAGATACGCCAATCGGAATCTTAGATTGTTCTTTCACGAATCGAGACTTCTCGACTTTAATAACAAAGTCATAACCAACAATTTCAGTACCCTGCTTCTCTTGACGACGACCGATGATCCAGATGTTGTCGGCAGAGTAATAGATACCAGTACCACCACTCACGATATCTTTTGGAAACAAACCAATCTCTTTATAAGTGTGATTGATTGCAAGCATCGGAATGTTCTTCATCGCAAGGTATGGTGTTGACATACGGAACAGACCTTTCAGTGCCTTCGCACGTGACATGTCTGCAACACCCTTTTCAGCCAACGCATCTTCTAGTTCTTTCTTAGACGCAAGGTTACCGATAGAGTCAATCACGATAATGACATCGTCGTTGCGGTCCAACTCTTCTAGTTGGCTGATCAAGTCAAACTTTAACTCTTCGACGTTTGCAATAGGTGTGTGCAATACTCGACTAGTATCAATACCAAATTGTTCAAAGTAAGACTGTGGCGAACCAAACTCTGAGTCATAGAACAACATGACCGCATCTGGTTTCGCGTTAAGGTATGCACCTGCCATGAGTAAGGCAAATGATGTCTTAAAGTGTTTCGATGGTCCAGCGAGGACAGTAAGTCCTGGCGAGATACCACCGTCGACTGACCCCGACAACGCAACGTTCACCATCGGAACGTCGGTCGGAACCATATCTTTTTCAGTGAAGAACTTACTAGTGGAGAGTGTCGCCGTCTCCTTTATCTTCGAGTTCTTCTTCAGTTTGTCCATTATCGACATTTTTGCCTCCAAAATCTACAAATGTAATGTTGTTTACTTTTTCACGTTCATCGAGGTCATATTGTACACGATAAGCACTATTGATGTCAAGTACTTTCTCCAATAAATCGAAACTAGTTCCAGTTCCGTCCTCAAACTCATGTGTAGAGAAATCCAGAAAAGCACGTGTGTCTTTAGGGAGACATGCACCACCGAATCCACGTTTACCATCGAAGCCAGGAACACGAGTGTGACCTAGTCCTACACGGTCATCTGCACCCACGGCGCGGACGATAGTGTTGAAGTTACACCCATATAAATTTACTAGATCATACAATTGATTAAAGAATGTAATCTTAGTAGATAAGAATGAGTTGATTGAATACTTGACAAAGGATGCCTCGTACGCAGTCATACGATGATAATTGTTAGACTCACATGATCCGAAGATTTCATAAATGTCAATAAGGTCTTGACATGCTTCTGGCATACCACCCATGACATGAAACTTCGCAGTAACGAAGTCTGCCTTTGCATTCTTCTCTGTGAGAAATTCTGGATTATAACAAAATCGATTCACCTGTTCTCTGTTCATCGCAGAGTATAGACGGTCGACAGACTCCGGAGTGATGGTCGATTTAACAACTACTAGTGCATCGGTATAAACCAGACAGTTAGCAACTGCCGCTTCAACTATAGTAGAGTCAACTGAACCATCGTCATTCGACGGAGTAGGAGCGCACACGAAGAAACACTGTGGATGATTCTCTCGCGGTATGTGTTGTAAATTTTCAACAGCAGTATCATACTTTGGATCATAGAAATTAAAGTCTACGAGAGGATGCGTGAATGCATACTCGACCGCTTGACCTACAAACCCATGACCAACAATTCCAATTCTGAATCGTGATACTTCACCATCAGGCATTGTTCTATCTTCAGACATTATTCAATCCCATTGTAGTCTTTATACCATTCATAAAACCGTTCAACACCTTCTGCAATACTTACTTTTGGTTCGTATCCCAGTGCTTCTAACTTGGTGGTATCAGACCAAGTCTCTAGTGTGTCTGCTGGATGTTTTGGAGCAAGATTCTTGATAGCATCTTTCCCCGTATTCTTTTCAATCTCGCTGATGAAGTCCATCAATGCGACCTGTTCACCACGACCAATGTTAAATATCTCACCTGCCTCGATGTCGGTATTACCTAAAACGATTTCAATACCATCTAGGATATCATCCACGTAGGTAAAATCCCGTTTCATATCACCATAATTATACACGGTAATTTCCTTTTCGTCAAGTATGTTCTTGGTAAAATCAAACAATGCCATGTCTGGTCGTCCCCAAGGACCATATACTGTAAAGAATCGTAGACCGACTGTGTTCAGACTAGATGACTGCATCTGACATTCGTTGGCCCACTTGGTGTAACCATACGCGTTCAACTGCTTGCCATGTTCTTTACCTTCCACCCACGGTACCGGAGAACCAGCATAAACGCAAGATGTTGACGCATAGACAATACGAGTGTCTGGAAGATGTGTCTTACACACGTCGATTATGTTCTGAGTTGCGTCGATGTTGTTCTGGTGATAACTCTTCTCTTTACCTAGAGAGTCTCGCACACCTGCCATTGCAGCAAGGTGAACGATAGTATCTGGTTGAAAGTCTCGAAGTAGTGCCTCGACCTTTAATTCGTCGCGAAGGTCACATCCCCAGATATCAATATCGAAATGAACCATTCGGTCTCTTTTCAGTGATGGGGTGTACAGATGATTATTAAAGTTGTCCAGACCCTTAACCTCTAGACCCTGTCTTTGTAATCTGTCACATAATTGCGAACCGATAAATCCGGCCGCACCTGTTACTAAAACTTTTTTCATATCAACTATTCCTGTAAATAAATTCTAATGCCCTGTCCGCCTCTACGGTCAATGGACGGTTCTCATACCAGTTACCTGTTTCACTATCAAACTCACGACACATGTCTGCAATCTGGGATGCGGTGATAGGATAACCTTTGGCATATGCATTGCCTGCAATAGAAATCATTATCTTATACATCTTAGAATACCAACCAGTTTCACTAATAGTTTGATACTCCACCGCCAGACGTTTGGGCCAGAACGGACAGTCGCGGTATGACGACCATCTGTAGTCGGTGTTATTTAGACTATCTTTACGGTGTTGTATTATCGCCTGTTGCATCGCTGTAGGTAATCGGTCAAGAAAAGAGTTACCTGTTCTCTCATGGTATGGGTGTCTTGCCATTAACTCAGATGTGTTTAGAGAGATCCCATCGTTGTGAAAGAAGAAAGATTCTGCATCCGGATATACTGCTGGGACATAATACATGCGAGCAAGGTCTTTGGTCTGAGGGTCACCCATCTCACCAAGTTCGGTATTGAGTGCATACCAGAATGACTTGATGCGTTCGTTTTCGATATGTTCATCGAGTTCAAACACGATACGAAACTTGAGGTGGTTCTTACGAGAGCTTGCAGTGCTGTAAACGATATAATTATACTGACCGAATCGTTCATATAGGTTTTGTTTTATTTCATCAATTCCCACGCCAACCATAAAATCATCCACATCGACAGCACACCAACCACCCCAATGTAAAGTAGATTTATTACTGCGTGTACTGCTTTCCTGAAAACAAGCAGGAGTAATAAGAGGAGAACTATTTCCACCGCCTTTCTGTCCTTTCTGTTTGCTTAGTTGAAATAATAAATCACGAAAAGACTCCCAAGATTGTAATACTACTTTCCTGTGAGTCTTATTATCGAACTGATTTTTGAATATAGTAATTTCATAATTCATGCAAGCATTATACCATAATATAGGGGACGTGTCAACCGAAGAAATCCTCAAGTGATGCCTGTGGTTCTGCCACCCAACCGACTGCGTCAAGAATTGGTTCCAGTGGGTCTAGGAAAGTCTTCTCAAACATGAGGTCATAATCCACATACTTATGGAGACCCAGTTCTTCGGGTAAATTAAGTGGATAAGAAACGACATTCTGTCCCAGACGATTAGGCATCTTGAGGTAAATGAACTTTATCTTCTCACCCTGTTTGACAAACTCATATCGTCGGGAGATGTCGTTCTCGATAATCGCATTGTTATAACATAGGGCGCCACGCACATGGATGGGAGTTCCCTTCTTGAAGATGGTTTTGCGGTCTTCCCACTTGGATAGATTAGATATGCCACGGGGAAATGAAACCTCTTCGGGAGGCAGAGACTTGAACAATATCTTGAAGTCACGGATGAAGCCCTGAGTAGTGTCTTCAGTCCCCTCAATCAGAACACGGAAGATCTCTTTCATCTTGTCACGGACGACCGAAGGAGTCGACGACTTGATTGCCTCGATACCCATCATCTTGAGTTTAGGTTCTGCGTACTGGACACCCTCGTTGTTGTGCACGTTCAGGATGTATCGTTTCTTCGCCATCCAGATACCACGGTCTGCGATGACCTCACGTCCCATCTCCATACGGTTTTCGTATGCGCCAGTAACATCTGCCATAATTTTATAAGAGTCAGACAGAACTTTCTCGAAGTGGTCTGCGCAAATCTTATCTAGGAACTTGACGGGATTGTTTGGCGCAAACTTCTCGACCAGATCACCCATGCGAATATACACGGAGTCAGTATCGATTGCGACGACGTAGTCCTCATCTGTTTTGAGAACATCTTGCATCGCACTATTGACCGCACGTTCTGCCCACTTGATTGCAAGTTGACCAGCAAGAGTAATAGACTCTGCGACACGTTGGTCAAAGTAACGAAAGTATCGATTACCCAGCGCACCATAGAGAGAGTTCATAAGAATCTTGATCGCCATCTGTTGGTTATCTAGAGATGATATCCGATAAGCAAGAGAGTTAGACGGAGTCTTCTGGTATTCTTGCTGGAGTTTAATCATCTCACTCTTTATGATACGCCGTTCGGTATAGTATTGTTTAATCACCGTAGGAATAACACCCTCACGATCATGAGAGAATCGAACACCAGTGGGAGCAAGAGAGAATTCAGAATCGTTGATAGTTGTCCCATTCAAGAAACTGTCGACCGAAACATTAGGAGTAATACCATCAATCACAGTCTCAGGCGACATGTTATATTGAACAATCAAGTTTGGATATAGAGAGTTCAAGTCAAAAGAAGTGACCCAGTCATGCGCACCGACCTGTGGGTCTTTCACATAACCGCCTGGGTATGAAGTCTTAGGTTTCTCAGTCTTAGGAGGCACCACGACCTTCATCTTGTTCAACATGCGATAGATGATGCTGTCCCAAATATTAGTGGTCCCCAGAGTGTCACCGTAATTCACACCACCACGATACGCCATAGTGAGAACCAAGGTAATGAGGTCTAGTTTCTCATCGATCTTGTGGACCAACTCCACGTCTTTGATGTTGTAGTCAATAAACTTCTGGAAGTCATTCTCGTACAGAGAGTGAAGATTACCGTGTTCCTCATACGAAAGTTTACGTTCTTCTAAGACGACGTGAGCGATATGGTCTAGTCGATAAGATTCTTGTTGACCAAGAGTGTTAAGGGTAAACTTCTTGAAGATTTCAATGTAGTCTAAATGTTCAATGCCTTCGATGATGTACTCTTGATTAGAGCGACCTTGAATATTGATATTGCGTTCACGCACAGCACCCCAAGGAGAGAGACGTTTTAGTAACGTGTCGTCGCCAAACAGTTTGTGACATCGGTTGACAATATATGGGATATCGAAGAAACGAGTGTTCCACCCAGTGATAATGTCAGGAGAGTAGTGAGACCAATGTTCGACAAACTTACGGAGAAGATCCATCTCATTGTCGCACTTTATATAGAGCACGTCCTCACGAGTGACTTCATAGTCACCACAAGACCAGACCCAGTAGTTACCGTCGTTCTTGCGTATTGCAATAGAAGTAACTGGATATGCCGCCTCGCCTGGTTCTGGGAATCCGTCGGCAGAGTAAACCTCAATATCGATATTCATCACGCGGACTAGGTCGCGGTCAAAGGGTATCTTGTTGGGGAATTCGTCAGCGAGGTACTGTGCAACATAGTTATTGTTACCGTACACCTTGAAGTTTGCTACGTCAGAGTATCTCTTGAGGAAGTCTGTCGCATCGGACATAGAATCCAAGACGCACTCAGCCACAGGAAGACCTTCCAGAGTTTTCCACTCTGACTCGTTTTCACTGGAGACGTATAGTTTAGGTTGATACGGAATACGTTTTTTGACCTGTTGGCCATTTTCGTAACCGCGATAAAGTATGTGTCTACCCATACGGATAGCAGAAGAGTAAAATTTTGTCATGCAGCCATTATACAAAATTACGAGGGAGTTGTCAATCAATTACCTTAAAAAATTTGTGTCGAGTCCACGGTTGTTCTTGCTTCTTATCTGAGTACCCATGATGGTCCTGAGTTACCGCAAGACGTTTTGAAATCACCTGAGTAGTTGGCGTAGGTATCCCAGTGCGATGTCTATCTCTCTGATTAAAGTATATCCCGATGTCACGACCAACACCTATTGTATCACATTCAGTCCAAGGATGCAAGGCAGTATTGCGAATTCCGTAATAATTTATATCTGGACGATTTAGGAAGTCCGTCGTGTAAGTTCTGAAAAGACGCTGGAGAACACAGTAAGGTCCACAGTTGATAGGAAATTCATTGGTGGTCATCATATGATGCGCCCAGTGTGCGAACCCTCTGTCCATGCAGTACATACCCATGAACAATCCTATATTCGCATAGAGCGTATTATCTGCGTACTCAGCAAGTAGTTTGAATGCTTCGTAACGTTCTTCGATCAACCATGTGTCGTGTTCCATAATCCAGAACTTTTCGTCTGACTGTCCTTGCAGACGCATTAGTTCCCAGTGAGAACACATCCCTGCCTTTTCTGTGGGAGAGTGATCCTCTTTACCGTTACCAGACAATGTGTCTAGAGTCATGAGACTTTTAGACCAGTTATAACTAGACGCATGTTCTTCAAAGTTTGCAGAGGCCGGGGTAATTGCATCGAAGGTTTCGATAGAATCTATGAAACCCTCGTCGATGGCACGTTGGAAGGAATAACGGGAGAGCGAAGCATACTCTTCAGACCGTTCATCGCCCTTCATTACAATCTGTATTGCTTTCATCGTGTAAACGGTTCTCTATAAAACCCATCTAAACTTATGGGTTTGTCTGCATACACACAAGCGTATAGGCCTCTTGCATGTGGACTTTTGTTTGGGTAACTGCGATGCATAGTGTTTCCGTTAATCACTAATACATCACCTCTTTTCAAAACAGGTGTGGACCATTTCCTGTTATCAATATTCTGTACTTCTAATGACCCGTTCGTTGCTGTTATGTCGTCTAGTATCCATGCAACGTTTATAGTATGAATACCAGAATTTTTATTAGGACCATACTGATTATCATAATGTGCTGGGAACTCTAAACTATCTCTAGGCATTTTCATAACCATTTGATCGTTGAACAAGTATACCACATCACCCAGTATCTGTCTAGTCAAATCATACATGACCTCTGAGGTATAAATGTTGAATAGCTCCTCACTGAATTTACCAGCACAGGATATACCTTTCCAGTCCGAATACTTAGGATAGTCCTTGCGGAGTTCAATACCGATCTTCTTGACCTTACTTATAATGTCATCATCTATCAAAGAAGGTAAATGCATCCACCCCTTTGCCTCGTAATGTTCTATATCGTAGTTCAATTGATTTCCTTAGGGCATAAAAAAAGGGAGAATTAATCTCCCTTCCATCCTACATTATTGATGCTAAACACAGCATCACAGTCCATATACATGCAAGATTAATTCCGATTAGACCTAATACTTCTAGATCTGCGGCATCTCTCTTAGCCATGTAACGTTTTATCTGTTGCATTGATTGTCTCCTCGTTTAGAAGTTGTGGGTCATTGATAGTGTTAGACCCGTTAATTTCTACTTTACGAGGCCGCTGGTTTTCAGGTATTATGACTTCCAATTTAATGGCAAGTAGTCCTTGTCTGAAATCAGCTCCCATTACTTCAACATACTCCGACAGCCTAAATTGCCGCTCGAACTTTTTCGTTGAAATACCCTTATGGATATAGTCTCTTCCCGTATCGTTATGCTGCCCTCGAATGGTCAGTGTTCGGTTCTTTACTTCGATTTCTAATTCAGCCTCGCTGAAACCAGCGGTGGCGAGTTCGATTAGGTATTGATCCTCACCCGTCTTTAATATATTATGCGGAGGGAATGTGTCACCCGAATGCCGCGAGATACGGTCTAGTTCGTCGATCATTGTATCAAAACCGACAAACGCTGAGCGTGGAAATAGTTGTTTTGCTGTTAACGTCATGTTGTGACTCCTAAATAATTAGCAAGTTTATTATGGATACCCGACCATTCGGCATATCCGGTACTATATATACAAATTATGAGAATAAAAGTAACGAAATGTTACTATTCTGGACTATCTTCGTCATCAATATTAATTATAGGCAACGAAGCATCAACCAACACAACCTTCTCATTTTCAATCATGTTGATTATTTCTAACGTAAGATTTATGTCCATCTGAATATAGGACATTTTTCTCTCGCACATTTCGAGATGCTTACGATAAAATTCTAATTCTTGTTCTTTTTCTACTTTTCTTGCACTTATGTCGGCAAGAGAAATTATATTGTTCTTTTTGCCAGACATACTTCGTCCTTAATAGTACATTGATGGGTCCGGAATTCCTTCTATTCCAAATGAAAAAGATACACGAGATTCTCTAGGGAATACTTGATGATGAGTTTGTCTTGGTAAATAAACATACATACCAGGCTCAAAATCAAATTGCTCTTCGTTATTAATGCCTTCTACCTTTAGACCGACAGTACTTATAACCTGAACTAAGAACACGTCCATAGCATCTTTGTGCCAAGGGTATGACCCACTTGCACGACCAAAACCACTAAACGCAATGTTAGTGATTTTGTTTTCATGCAGCGTGAACACATCCTGTAGTTCTGTATATATGTTCTTCGCAAACTCTGGTGAACTACCACGAGTATGGAAGTTGTTCAAACCTATACGCATCTTATCTGAATTTCTGTCGTATAGGTCATTTGGATGCGAGTCCATCATTTGCATGAACTCGTTCCAATTGTAAGTCTCTTTCATATCAAACGGAAGTTTGCCTACGAACGGAGTCTTGGTGCGAATATTCTCTTCGCGATCTTCAAATATATCATAACAAGTATTTGACATCAGCTATTCCCAATGTTATATTTTGGTTGCAGTGTCCATTGTGACTTATCCTTGTATGAGATTATTTTAATCTGTCTCATAGGAGCACAGTCTCGTGCAACTTCTTTATTGACTATGGCTACTAGACCCCAGTCTGCTAACAATGTAGCTATTGTGTTACGTCTCTCCATATCAGAGATTTCTAGGTTAGACTTTTTTCCGTCTAATAGAAACAACTCTTTGAAGTGGACGATGAAGTACCTACCTTGCTTATGCAAGATATGGCATGACTGATATAGCGTATTATCTCTTCTTGAGGCAACACCTATACGCGTTAAAGTTTCTCTAACTTTAAGAAAGTCGTCTGGTTCTGATAGACTGATTTCCAACATCATATCAGAATTCCATTGAACAAGATTATTCTCTTCCACCTTTGGCAACCTTATTTTTAATTGTTTTTATTTGTGATTCCGTCAAGAGCCCTACAACTTGTTTCGCCTTCTGTTCACTGTAACCAAAATACTCTTTGATACATTCCATGTCAGCTCTTTGCTCAGGTTTATCCCATTTAGAGAATCGCTTCTTCTTCCTTACAATATTTATAAGAAAGTCGTACTGCATTTTATCATCTAAGTGATGCAGTCTATTCATTTCGTTAGACAAAAGTATAGTGTCTGGGAAATAAGATAGAGATCTATTCACGACAAATCCATTATAGTACTTGGCATTGTCTGCATCATTATCTATCAAATTTACTTTAGTGTCATTTATACTTTTCAGAAAGTCAAATGGACTCATGGTTTAATATCCACGTTCGCCATAACTTCGGTCATACATGCGACAAGATTCAGTTCGTGGTCAGCAACAAACGCATTCTTGTATTGGTAATCCGCAAGGATAAGAACCAACTGAGGAATACTGTTTGGTGCGACGTGGTCATACATTTTATCGTAGACACCACGGAAGATTGACGCCGGTTCAACATCTATATTGTTGACTACCCACGATCTCATCTTCTTAAAGTTCTTCTCACGGATTGCGCTGAATAACTGTGTATAAGTGTCAGAGATATCCGCACTCACACTATTGGGGACATTGAGAGTACCAGACATAGAGCCTTTCTGACTCTCATTCAGCACACGTCTCCAATCTGGAGCATGTTTCATGATGACGTTTGCCACCACATTGTTATCGAACTCCACTCCTTCTCCTTGCAAGATTCCTTGGAGTCGCTGCATGAACCCACCACATAGCGAGGTCATAGTTTTCTTATCGAAATTGAAGGCGTATTTAGAACACCTTGAGTGTAGAGGTTCGATGATGCGATTCTCAAAATTACATGTCATAATGAAACGACAGTTATTCGAGAACTCTTCGATGAACCCACGGAGAGCAGGTTGCGTCGATTGGGGATTTAGGTAATCTGCCTCATCTAGGATGACAACCTTGTAACCACCGGACAAAGACACGGACGATGCGAACTGTTTAATCTTGCCGCGCAAGGTGTCGATGTTACCTTCTTCCGACCCGTTGATGACGATATAGTCTAGGTCTAATTCCTCACAGATGGCACGTGCCACCGTGGTCTTACCAGTACCGGCAGTGCCGGTGAACATCATGTTGAGGATTTCACCACCATCCACAATGTTCTGAAATGTTTGTTTTAGATCATCCGGAAGGATAGTTTCAGAAACTTTCTTCGGACGGTATTTCTCGACCCACAAAAACTCATTACTCATTACAGCTCCATAATATAAATTAACTTTCAATAGGGGATATTATACTACAAAACCCCCTTCATGTAAACCATCTGTAAACAATTATTTATAATTATCTTCAGTTTCATCAGCATAGTTATGGTTAACTTTTGCGTGATGTTGTTCATCTTTTCGCACACATTTTATCATGTCAGACAAGAGTGCATCTTCCGACATTGCATAATATTCTATTGCTATCTTAGGGGCCGGGATGTCCTCTATTTCCCCCAATTGAATCAACGCTAAATAATTGGTATAACTACGTACGGCCTCGTCCTCAAAGTACCCCACCATGCGATGAGCGGTCTTAGGGAATAAGATGTATAACACTAGGTAGTAGTGCCAGAACACGAACTGTGCGATGATGATAATTATACGTTCTACCATAGAAGGCTGGACCACTTCCATGAAGAACATTAGGTGTTTTCTTTCGTTCTCTGCTTCAGCGAGTAACTCGTGTATCTTAGTACCGTTACCAGACTGAAGTCTTCGCAGACTTTTCAGGTGAGTCAACATACCACCCACCATGCCTGGTACCCCTGCTACTGTTTCTAAAACAAGTGCACGATGTCCATAACGATTACCAAAAAAGGTATCCGCAAAGAACCTAAAGAATGCAGTCATTGACCGCGCTACAAAATCAGATATTTTTTGGTGTGTCATTCCTAGTTCCAACAAGCTTGGACTTGTATTTATTACTAAAAGAACATAAAACAGTATGACTTTTTTCTATGATAAAGATTATGTGTGTTCATATGTAAGTGGAGCTCGGAACAGGAGTCGAACCTGCGACCTGCTGATTACAAGTCAGCTGCTCTACCAACTGAGCTATCCGAGCGTGTTCTTACGTTTCTTACGCTTTTCTGTAAGGGTACGTACTATGTATATGCGTGTGAACGCAATAACTGAAATACCAGCGGTTAAAGTTGTAGATAAAAATACCGGATCAGTATTTTTCCATTGAACAATAACCAACCAAGTGAAGAATATGTTAAGAGGATAGTTTATAAGAGTGCCCAAAGACACATGTATTAGCGTTTCTCTCGCTATCTCTTTGTCATAATACTTCATAATTAAAGACGGTTCCCTGAGCCAAATAAGTCATAATGTAACTACAGTTTCAATTCGAATCATATCTTAGGGCAAAGACATTATGATTCAGGGAACCGAAGAGGTTTACTTCTTAGACGCTTTCGACTTAGAAGTTTGTGCTTCCTTTGCGGACTCTTCAGCGAATGCCTTTGCGACATTCTCATATAGAGCAACAACACTGACTGCTTGGTCACGTAATTGACCGATAGTAGTGAGTTCTTCACCTTTGAACCCGCCACGAGTGACGACGGTATCTACTACCGCAACACATGAACGTGCAACACGATTCGCTAGGTCATTTAAATTCTTCTGATCTTCAGTCATTTTTTGCTCCGTAAGTAGATGACTTTTCAAGTGCAATAAAGTATTGCGTTTCTGAAGTGATTGATTTGAAGTGAGAAATAAACTTCGTAGATGCAGATACTTCGTAGTCTTCACCCAACAACTTCATGTTAGATACTCCCATAATAAAGTTAAAGTCAGCACCTTCGGGGAAACTGCCCTCAACCAATACAGAGAATGAGTTAGACGTGGAATCGTTTGTGTCGACTACTGTGATTTCAATCGAGTTTCCGTTTGGACGGATAGAGATATTATCGTAACCGAGCGCAGATGATGCACGTTTGATCTTACTTAGGGTTTCATTAGTAAGCAAGAATTTGACTTCACACTCAGGCATGACGATATCTTTCTTAGGTGCAGAGAGCATCTCAGGGTCAGAGTAGAAGTATTTCACCGATGATAAACCACTGCCGTCAGATACGGTACAGAAGCTTTCACCGAAAGTAATTGATGGACGATCCACCAAAGACAACACAGACAAGAACTCAGAGAGATCATAGATGCCGAACGTATTCGGAAAACTCTCATCGATCTCAGCACGAGAAACGATGTTCTTTGCAATAGACATAGTCTTCAAGACGTTACCGCCATTGACTACGATATTTGGATTGATAGTCGAGAAGTTACGCAGTATCTCGACCGTGCGACTAGATAGTTCCATTGTTTCTTTCCTCAGTTAATATGGTGACCATTATATAACATTTGTGACCGTCTGTCAAGTGCTTTCTCTCATTCGACTAAAGTTTTTATCTTTGATGAATGTCAACTTGCGTTCGAAGTGAGCATCCTCAAGTTCAGTCTTGTGGGAGATAACAAAGACATTGGTGTCATCTTTCAAAGTATCGATAATCTTCATAAGGTTATCAACCCCTTCACCGTCCAACGAAGAGTCGAACGTCTCATCGAGTATCAACAAATTAGTCGATACTGAATTCTTCATCTTAGCAATCTGTCGCCATGTAAACAGCAGGGACAGATCGATACGTTGTTTCTCACCTTCGGAGAAAGAATCGTACGAGAACGTGTCGCGGTAACGTGACCGGATAGTCTCACTAAAACTATCGTCCAACTCAAAGTGGACAAAGAAATCTAGAATCTGCAAGTACTTGTTTGTCAATTCATTGATGACTGGTACATACTGCTTGATGATCTTGGTCTTGATTCCTGTATCACGAAGTAACTCACTTGCGATTCGATTGTACGCAGCCCTCTCGTTCAAGACAAACTTCTCATCTGTCCTTTCGTGTAATTCGGAATCTAGCGTCGTTAGATCTGTATTTGCCTGACCCATATCACCATGATTATCTGTCATTTCCTGTAGGTCATGCTGTATCTTACCAATAGACCGTTGCAAACGACTGATAGTATGATTGTTATTGTTTAGATTATTCTGGTCAGCAAGACAATCTGAGAGTTGATTTTCAAGACTCACAATCTCTTCTTGATATTTCCCTTGTTGTTCCTCTGCCTTATCCATTGCCTGCTTGAGTTCTTTCGCTTTGAGATGAGCACACTCTTTCTTATCATGTCTCAAATCTTCTGCGATGTCTTGGTCGCAAGTAGGACAGTGTTCATGGTTATCAAAGAACTTTGCCTCTTTGACTACCGCCTTGACTTGAGTCTTGAACTGAGCATAGTACTGATCTAGTTGTTGTTTACTAGAACGTACAATACCAAGACTCTCATTGATAGTAGGCAACAAAGTATTGACAGTCTCAGAGAGAGTCGCATTGACTGTGTTGAGTTCACTTATCTCTGTCTGTAGTTCTGATATCTCACTCTCTTTATCTTTACGATGCTGAGTGTTGATAGCAGTAAGGTCACGGATATACTTCTTCTGTGAGTTTATCTTAGTCTTGACTACCTCAATAGAATGAGTGTTGTTCTCGAGCTCGCCTTTGAGGAGAGAGGTCTTTTCCTTGAGTAACATGTTCATCTTGGAGAAAATGTTGATGTCAAGGAGGTCTTCTATCACGTCACGCCTAGATGTTGAGTTGAGTTGCATGAAGGGAATAAAAGACGACGAGCCGAGAACAACGATCTGGTGAAAACTCTTGTGAGACATCTGTAAGACGTTCTTCTCAAGAATCTCTTGATATTCACGTGCGTGTGAACTTTGGTTAATCATAGTACCGTCTTTGTAGATTTCAAACTTAGCAGGTTTGATTCCACGCACTACACGGTATAGTACACCATTTACTGTGAATGTAACTTCGGTGACACAAGCTTTGTTGTTGATAGTGTTAACCAACTGGTTCTTAGTGATCTTACGATGTGCCTTACCAAACAATGCAAACGATAACGCATCAAGCATAGTAGACTTACCGGCACCGTTCTCACCGACAATAAGGTTAGTCGGACTATCGAGAAAATTAATTTCGTTATAATAATCACCCGTCGAAAGAAAGTTCTTCCAACGTAGGGTTTCAAATTTAATCATGCAATCTCTACACTCTGTGCTTCAATCATTAATTCAGATACTACAGATTTGATTCGTTCTTTATCTAGATCTGTTTCGACTTCTTTGATATAATTATACACTAAAGTTTCGGTGTCGTCAATAGTTATATCAGCATCCGAGACATTTTCTCCACGAAATTCTCTGAAGTCCTCAGCAATCTTTAATTCATGGATTTTCTGTTGCTGGATTCTTTCAACGTATCGTTCAAACTTTTTGATATCAGAACGGTTGACCACGATCAACTTAACAAACTTGCCGTCTAAATGAGAGAGATCCTCAAAGTAGTTCACTGTATCTTCATCATAGTGAATCTTATGGAACAGGGCAACGGTATTGCGTACAGGAGTCATCTCGCGAGTATCGGTGTCATAGACGTGAAAGAACTTAGGATCGTGGGCATCGTTCCAAAAGAATTCCATCTGCGAACCTAGATAGGTAATATTACCTTTACTGGACTTGGTGTGAAAGTGTCCGGACAACACAGTCTCGAAGCGTTCTAGTGGCTTTGGATCCATACCACTGTGACAGACAATACCTTTGTCCATCTCAAACCCTGCAAGTTCGAAGTGACCGCCGATGACATCAGCACCACAGTTGTCTAAGAAGGTCAATATTTCTTTCTCATTCTCAGGACATATCCAAGGAACGAGTCCAAACTTGACACCGCCATAATCACGCACGATAGGGTCCATAAGGATATCCACTTCGTTAATGTAGTGACCCATCAACTCTTTCAGTGAGTTCAACTCGATAGTATTCTTGAAGTAAACGTCGTGGTTGCCTGGAATGATATCCATGTGAATATTATACTCACGGAGTTTATCCAAGAAGATTTGGCGGTTATGGTTTAACGCTTTGAGGTTGATAGTCTTACGGTTGTCATAGTAGTCACCCAGATGTAGAATCTGAGTAATACCATTTTCACGAAGATACGGAAAGAACACCTCACCATAGAAGCGTTCCTGATAGTCCATAAAGATATCCGAAGAATTACGACATCCGCAGTGGGTGTCGTTAAGTATTGCTATTTTCATAAATGACTCAACTCAATTTATATGACGACTATTATACTACAAAATAAGGTTTCTGTCAAGAGCCTTTATTCTAGATAGTCGGATAAATCTGAGTCAACATAAACAGCACGTTTCTTTCTCTTCTTCTCTTCTTTTGCGTATTCTTTGAATTCTGCATCTGCGCCTTTGACAAGATCGATACGCTGTCTCAAAGTATCAACGAAAGGAGAACTTTGTTGTTGGAAAGAACCACCTTCGTCATCACCCATGAAGGAACCTATATCTGCCTCAGCAATATACTTCATCTTGATGTCTTGTTGTTTCTTTTCCTTCTGTATCCTACGCAAGAATGCATACCATGATATCTGTGTGAAGTATGCGAAGGCGTTAGGTTTACCCGAACGGGTTGCCGCCTCGATATCATAATTCTCTATTGCCTTCAGACAGTTCTCTACCGCATCCATAACCATTTCTTCCCGATAGGTATAACGAACGAAGTTTGCTTTATGAGATAGTCCTTCTGCAATCTTTAAAAAACAAGTAGCAATATAATTAGTCACCACAGGATGTGGACTGCCTTGTTCTTTAGCCTCCATTACAGTTGTACAGTAATCAACAACTGCATTAGAGAAGTCCCGATTATTTACGTAATGTGGTTTTTCTTTTGGTTTCATATTATATTACTCGTTTAATTTAGTAGGTATTATACCAAATAAACACTCGTGTGTCAATTAGTTTCTACTACTCTCCGGCGTAAATCGCTAGATGAAAATCTGTGAGAGCGTTCATTGAAGTATAACTGTATACCTCTTTTCCTACATATGTCCTTTCCAGTAAAGTCTTTGTCCCTGTACTCTTCACCAAGTATTCGTAGGTCGATCTGATACATGGCCAAGATGTCTTCTAAGTCCTGTTCTGTCACATAGGGAATAATTTCGTCTACGTAACCTACGGCATTAAGTTGTGAGTATCTCTCTACAATAGTCTGCACTGGTGCGTTCTTGTAGTCACGATCTAAAGAAGGATTTACCTGTAACCCACATATCAAATAATCACAATGCGCTTTAGCATCTCTGAGCATGGCAACATGACCAGAATGAAGTAAGTCAAATGAAGAACAAGTAAACCCAACTACCATTACAATTTACTTCTTTGTTTGACCAACATGTCCCTGACTCTTTCATGAGTAACGTTTAACCCATAGAGTGTGCAAATATACGTGGTATATCGGTCGTAGTCCTGAGGCAGACCAAGAAGTTCTCTCTGCTTAATCTGAGTAGCGTATCCTTCAATTTCTGCCTTGAGACGATACTCATCATTGAACTGATACCAAATAAAGTGTGTACCGAAGGTTCTCCAGAACTGACGTACATGTACCTTTTCATGCTCTATCAAAGGAACGTTGTTCCTGTATCCTCGACGAACAAAAATAATGGGACCGAAGACAAATGCGGCAAATCTCTTCGGAATAAAGGTACTTATCGTTAAAATTATATAATATTTCATTTTGCCCTTGACAAAGGTTATTTTATGGTGTATAATCTAGCTTGTAGTCCAGAGGGAATATAAGCAACTAATTCATTAACATCCCATCTACATCTGAGTCGATTTCATCTTCTTTATTCATCTCATCCAACCAATCTTCTAAAGATCTGTCGTCTTCATGGAAATCATCTTCAAGTTTAACTTCAGAGTAATTCTCTTCCAAGTACCTCGCCATCTCATCTAAAGCAGTCCTATACTGTTCAACCATTTCCTTAGCGGGAATAGCAAGAGACATAATCTTGTCAGTAAAAAGTAACATCACATTAATAGGAGTATCTTGATACACCATGTAAGTTTTAAAAGTAAAGAACTTCTCACCATTCTTCAACGTATTCTGCATCAAGCTCATTGCGTTATTAACAACAATATGCTCTGGGTCCTCATCCAGTACCTCACAGATAACTTCTTCACCCGTGATTAATTTCAAGTGTCTAACCGAAGAATCCTTCTTCATCATTATCATTTACTCTTATAGGTTTTAGGTCAATGGGATAGATTTTATATCTGAACCCTTCTTTAGTATATATCTTTATTCTTTCGGCGCTATGTTTCAAAGTAAAATTCTTATGAGATTTGACATGGAGATCGTCAGCGATATCAATAAGCTTAGTAGTCCGACCATCGTCAGACTGACGCAAGCCCCTGCCAATTGACTGGAGCACCTTAACTTGAGATTTCGACGGAGTCGCAAATACAATATTATGCAAATTGCGGATGTTGATGCCAGTGCTGAAAGTGCCAAGAGAGGCAACAATAATTGAGTCATTTTCTTTCTCTACAATACCACGTATCTGTTCACGGTCAGTAGCATCAACCTCACCTGAAACATAGAATACTTTTCTTCCTTCAGGTGCGAGATCTTTAATCATTTCATATAATACTTTACCGTGCTTCTCTACAAACTGAAACATAACCAAGGTATTACCTTTTTGATCCAATGCAATCTTACTTATAAACTTATTACGTGGTTCATATGTAACAATATAGTCGAGCTCTTCTTGGTAGGTTTTATCTTTCATCATATTACAAATATCATTATGATACCGTAATAACAATATTGAGATATCCAACTCCGCAAGCTGTTTGTTCTTCTGTAACTCCACGGTACGTGTCACCGTAAACGTCGGTCCAAATAAACCTTCTAGCACCAACTTGTTAGTCTCAGTACCATCCAGTGTCCCTGTGAGACCGAATCTATACTGTGCTTCTGTGCACTTGTCCATCATAGTAGACAATGACTTTGCTTTGAAAAGATGTACTTCATCTCCAAAGATAGTATTAAACTGTGAGAACCATTCTGGACCAAACTTGTAGATAGACTGCCACGTGGAGATTATGACACGTTTGTCAGTAACCTTTTCTTTACCGGAGTATATCTTATGGCAGAACTCTTCGGTGTCATAACCGTAGTCAGCAAAGTCTTTGTACATCTGCTCCACCAAAGAGGTAGTTGGGACAATGACCAATATCTTCCCTTCGGTCACCTCATAGCAGTACCTCAATAGATTGTATATGATGAATGACTTACCACTACCTGTAGGACTGAGTAACAGACAGCGTCTATTCTCGACCCCGTGTGCGATTGCTTTGTACTGATAGTCTCTAGGTTTGAACGGACTCTCCAGTAGAGACAAGAAGTCAATCAATGCTGGATGGTCTATGTCCTCTTTGAAAGAGGGTATCCCATAAACTTCATGTTCGAGTATTTCAAGTTGGTAAAAACGATCGGCACAAAATCTTCGTAGGTGCTGATACAATCCCACGTTCATTTGTTTTGAAACCATGTTGTACAGTTTCACCTTCCCGTCCCAGTGTCGAGATTTGAATGCCGGCATGAATTTATAGCCAGGCACGAAAAAAGAGAAGTATTCCCTCAACTCTTGTTCCTGTGCTGGATGAGCCTCTACCATAAAATGGGAGTGGTCTTTCATCCTGATTCGTATCTTGTTATCCACCGGCTTCGAACTTTCTCCAATCAATCATATTCTTAACTGTCTGGTGTCGCCACTTCAAAGTATCGACGATGTTACTTAGGGTTTCGATAAGTGTCTTATGATAGACGATCTTCTCTTCAGACTTTTGTATCTCAGGGTCTGAATCGTAGTAGTAGTCCATCTCACCCTTTAGCATACGGAGACCATTGAATGGATCTAAATCCCATCCACTAGCTAACACCTCTTCTTGAGACATCTTTCCGTTGTAGTATAAGAACTTTTGTTTGAGTAACGTCTTCTGGTTGTTTTCAGAACGTTTGAGTTGTAACTTGGCGAGTGCCAGATACTGTAAGTATTTTGCATGTAGTGAGGGAGTCTGTCGGGAGACTTCGTCCAATTGGTGCTGTGATATCTCACAGTCTTCACGCCACTCTTTGAGAATGGATTCTAAATCAATCATATAATAACCTTATTTCACTGTAACTATATAGTATAACACTAAGTCGTTATAAAGTCAATACAATCTTTCCAGTAATCTTCATCATGTCCTAGGACATAACTGAGGGTCATTCGATAACAGTCGGTTCTTGCGGCGTGATAAACCACATCACCAGATCCATATGCGCCAAAGTGTCCAGCCTTGAGATTCCACCCCTGTTCGTCTTGAATAGTAATGACCTCTTGGGTCTTTGGATCGACATATTTAAACCACCCATCTCCTCTTTCTGACCAAGTAAAGATGAGGTTATATGCGGAGGCGTTTGCATTGTTATGCCAACCGATAAATCCTTGGGGTGGATATAACGTGGAAAGGGCACTGTGTTGCACTCCCAGTTCTTCGGTCAAAGACGCATTTAAATTATGCCAAGTCTTTGCGTACTCTTCTGGGTGTGTACCCTTGTAGTGGTCGGGTTTGATAGGATAACATACTGACGTGGAGGCGGCACCATCATGCTTTTCTCCCATGTCAATGACTCTCCACATCTCATCTTCACCAGTGTAGTGATCTTCTTTACCTTTCATCTCCGGAAACATACAAGTGTTAGTATTCTCCGGTTGATAGAGTTCTCGATAGGTATAGCGGAAGTCTTCAAGAATGCTTAGTACTTCTGGATTCTTGATTTGAAACTTGGTTAAACTCATGACAGAACAAATTCACTAAATCTGAAAGTAGTATCAAAGTTGATATATGTAACATCGCCAGTGGTTGATGTTAATTCGATAGAACCCAACTGTGTCGGTATGCAGTTCTTGTAGAGAATCTGAGCACAGAAGTTGTTATGACTCGTAAGCACGATGACTCTAATGTCATGATAAGGGTCACCCTCACCGTAGACAGAACCCTCTAACCATTTTTGAACTTCTTTGTATGCAGTCATGTCCTCATCTAGAATGAGACTTAGATTGAGTTCACCGTAATTAATAGTGTCGCCAGGAACAGGTAGTCCCGTTATTCTAGGCACGGCGACCTCTACCGCAGAAACAGTCGAGCCTGGGTGTTGTACGGACTGCGCAAAAAATTCTAGGTTACCATAATTCTCGCGTTCGATTATTACACGAAATCCGGTAGGTTGTAAAAAGTTTTTGTTATCTGTGAGTGCCATAATGTATCCTCTGTATGCATCTTATTTATACAGGTTAATAAGCGCCTTCCTTGGCGATCTTACTCTATTCCTCTTCTGGTGAAGTTGCATCTGTGCCAGTCTTGTCTGCAACATCTTTAATCAAATTAGATGTTACATCCAACACACCTGCGGTCACACCAAAGACATCGGAACCGACACCTTTAATAACACCACCAGTACCGTCAATGGTTGCATCGACAGTTGAGCAAGCAGATAAAACTAATGCGAATGCAATTGCAATAAAACGCATAGTATTTTCCTGTTTTCTAGATTACTGGATGACCAGATTCCGAAAGCTTACCCATATAGGGCATCCCCCCACTGTTACTTTGTCCAGTTCGTGAACACACTTATTTATACGCATAAAAAAAGGGAGCCCGAAGACTCCCTAAAAACGACTAGTAAACTAGTTCTAATTTTTATATGTTACTTAGACTTACGATGTTACCATCAAGTTGTCTACGCGCATGATGCGGTAGTACGTGTTGATGCCCGCAGTAGCAGCGATGTTCTGCTCGCCTGCTGGAGATACGAATGGGTTTGCAGCCATTCCGTAACGAGTCTTGAAACCAATCTTAGGTTGGAAAGTATCTTCTGATACTGCCTTAACCATCTGTAGTGGTACGTATGGGCAATAGAATACACCGGCGTCATAAGCGTTTGCACCCTTATATCCGACAGTAATGTAATCGATTGATGCATATGGATCGATGTAAACTTTCATCTTACCGTTTAGAGTACCAGCAAAAGTATTACCAGTATCATCTACAGAAAGACCAGCGCCTACTTGATAGTCCAACTGACCAGAAGCAGCAAGTGCAGTAGCAACGTCTGAAGAACAGATTACGATGTTACCCTTACCACGACGAGTTGACTTAGCAATCTCGTTCGCTTCACGATCTAATTGAATTACTAGACCTTTGAACTTCTCTGCTGACCAACGACCGTCTGCATCAGCAGTTAGATCGAATACGCCTTTAGAAGCGATTGATGCTTGTTGTGCACCTAGAACAGCTTGAGTGTTTACTGTACGAACTACTTCACGGTTGATTTCCGCTAGGATCTCAGTCGAAAGAATGTTCGCAAGCTCTGTCTCTGCGTCAAGACCGTGGATTGCTTTCAAGTCTTGTGCAAGTTCTAGAGAGTACTCTGCCTTCAATGCGCGTGACTTAGCAACAACAGATTGCTTCTCGATTGAGAAACCCATCTCTTTGAAAGATCCGTCAACTTCACCTAGAGATTCAGCTGCAGAAGTTTGCATTGGGCGACCTGCCGCGTCTACAGAACGACCTGAACCGTCTGTAGCATCAAATCCAGACATACCTGATGAATCACCAGATTGTGAGCTTGTTGCTGAGCCAGAGAATGCTGAGTTTGGCTCGTCTAGACCTAGTGCTTCTGGTCCATCTTGTGACGTGTAGTGTGACTTCATAGCGAAGATCAGACCAGTTGGTCCTGACATTGGCTGTACACCACATACATCATATGCCATTAGGTTAGGCATTGCACGACGTACTAGAGAGATTAGAACTGGATCCCAGTTAGAAACTGCTGAGCCAGTTGCGTTAGTTGGAGCTTCCGCAAGGAAACCCTGAGAAGCTGAACGCTCTTCCATTAGAGCCTTCTCTTGGTTTTCTAGGATAGCAGCAGTAACTGCTTTACGGTGGTGATCTTGGATCTTGCCAGCTGATTCTTCGTTAAGAACTGGCGCCCACTTTTCGATCAATTGATCGTATGAATTGTTCATTGTTAGATTCCTTATTTCTTAGAGGTTTTTCTTAGAGCAGTGATGTAACCTTCCATAGATGGAGATACTTCAAATTCTTCTTCAGCGTCATCTGCGACTACTGATTCTTCGATTTGCTCTGGGATTTCTTTTGAAAAGTATGACTCTTTGACAGTGTTTACTTTTGCAGTGAATGTCTCTTCACTTTCAAAATCAACTGATTCTAATAGTCCTTTTAACTTTTCCGCTTGGGTGTCTGCCAGTTCACGAGTTGCTTCAGCGATGATTGACTCACGCTTATAAGTTTCAAGTTCCTCAGCAAGTGAAATTGCATCACCAGTAGTAGAGTTTAGCTTCTCTTCTAAATCTTCCACTTGGCCTGCAAGTTCGTCAACTAGGTCTACCTTAGACTCTGGTACTTCGATGTAAGACTCTACGAATAGGTCCTTCATCTTGTCCATGAACCCTTCAGCAATTTCGGTACGTAGACCGTTTTGAATTGCTAACTTGTTCTCTTCCATCCAAGATTCAACTACATAGTTAAGGTAAGAATCGACTTTACCGACTAGGTCAGTTTTAATCGTTTCGACTTCTTCAGCAAGTTCTTCAGCATATTGCTCTTCAAGACGTGTAACTTCTTCGGACAACTTTGTTTTAACAGCTGCTTCAAAAATTACGGATGTCTTTTCCTTGAACTCTTCTGATAGAGTTGCTTCACCGTCAACGATTGCTGCAAGTTCAGACTGTGTGTCTGTCTCTTCTGCAATAACGTCTTCTAGGTCAGTACCTTCCATCATTTTAGAATAGGCAGCTTGTAGGTCGCCTTTTTTCATTTTATTTAAGGACTGGTACATCGCATTGATCATACCTGCCTTAGTTTTTGGTAATGAAGCCTTAGAAGTTGCGTTTGCCGCTTTGTCTACAGATGCAATAGACTCTGGCTCTGATACTGCTTGAGCGTCGGTCTTCACAGCGCTAGCTTTAGGGGCTTGTGCTTCTTCGAGAGTTTCCTCCACGATTTCGTTAGTTTCAACATCTGTATCGCGGATTTCAACTTCGACTTCTTGATTAAGATCAGTCATAGATGACTCCTTATAGTTTAGATTTGATTAACGAGAGGAAATTCTTGAACTCACGTATTTGCACTTCTGGACGATGTGCAATCGGTGCTTGCTTGATTTCAGTCTCTATCTCTTCAATGACTTGAGGTTGCAGAATTCCGTTATTCCATACCCAGTCGACACCTTCCATAATCCCATTAACGAAAGCTTCAGGCGCACTTGGATCCTGTACAATATCTACAGTATTAAGAATAAAGTCTTCTTTGACGTACATGACGCCATTTTTGCTCTCAAGACTTCCCATACCACGAGTTGACACGCCTAATTGGACACCACCTTCTAAGAGACCTTTTACGATCTTACCCATAGGAGTGTCTAATATTTGTGCCTTTCCGACCACATCCGTACCTTCTAGTTTAAGGTCTGTGATGAGGTGCGAAACCTTGTCCAAGTTAACAGTCGGCCCTTCTGGGTGATTCAATTCACCTACGGCGCGTTTCTTGCTGACTTGGTCTTCAACGTATTTATTTACCGCATTTTCCATAATGGCCTTTGGGTAAATACGTCCGTTACGATTCTTTTTGTCTGCTTGCGCAAATACACCTTCAATGACGAAATTTTTCTCACCATTCTCTTTAGCTTCGACGATACACTGAACGTCGTTTTCTACGTATTCGCTAATAAGTTTCATTTTACTTACCTAAGTCTTTGAGGACTTGCTTCGCGGTTGATTCCGCTTCTTTCTGCGACTTGAATGTATCAACAGAATCTCCATCTATAGAAAGATGAAATCCTTTACTAGTCTTTGTGATAACGACAGGATACTTGGACATCTTTTTATTGAAGACAACCTTGTCTTTAGCTTCCCGTAAATTTTTAAATGTTTTCACAATTAGTCCTCGTTTAGGAGTATTTATACAAAAAAGTATTTATAACGAAAAGTTATTCGCTTTCTTCGCTTTCTGTATAATCCTCTTCCTGCCCCAACTCCGCTTCTAAGGCGGTATCGAACGCAGCATCGACTTCTTCGTCACTCAATTCTAACTGTTCTGGTTCTATTCCATTGAACATTTGATCGGCGACAGCGACTTTCTCTGCGTCTAAAGTATCTTGTACTTTTGAAGCTAAAATGTCTTTAAACAAAGTCTCTGCATTATTAAAGTCAGCTACACCCAAAGCATTAACTAAGTCTAGTGTTGGGTTTGCTTCAACTTCTTGTTCTACTGCTAAATCTAATTCACTCATTATCTAATCCTATTTTTTCAAAGTCATCGAAACGATCTTCTTGACCATCCCAGTTTAAATCACTATGTTGTGCTACGTACTCTCTGTAACTCATTAGTACTCTTCTTCTGCTTCACCGTCACCTTTTGCGTTCTCTGATTCAACTTGGTCCGACATATCTTTTATGTCTTCATCGTTGAACAGCATCACGTTCTTCATTACCCACTCACGTGAGAAGTACTCGCCAACATAACTAGAGATTTGGTCCATAGTTTGTAGACGCTCGCGTAGAAGTTCAGCGTCCTTCATTTCAGTGAAGTGGTTGTCTCTAGAGAAGTCAACCTGTATCTGACTCTTCCATGAATCCCAGTCTTGTTCTGTACATATAGCTTTAAGAAGTAGTTGTTTCTTCAGGATACCAATGAACAGGTGGGCAAACTTTTTACGCAGACGGTCAATGAACTTTTGGAATTTGACTTCGTCACGATTAATTTCTGTAGTACGACCCAAAGAGAACTGCGACTCTTGCTCCAAACGAGACATTGGGACGTTTAATGAGCGATATAACTTCTTTTGGAAATAAATGATATCGTCAATTTGTCCTAGGTTTTCTCCGCCCGGCAAGGTACTTATCTCTGTACCACGACCACCTTCTCGACGTGGTAACCAGAAGTCCTCTAACATAGACATATGTTTGCGGTCATCTTTGATCTCACCGCTGTTTGCGTCATAGACAATCTTATTACGATAGCGAGACATGATATCTTTCAGGTGTTGTTCTGCTTTACCCTTCGGTAAGTTACCCACGTCAATATAGAAAATACGACGTTCAGGTGCACGTGCCATACGATAGATGACAAGAGAGTCTTCCATCATACGTAACTGATTAACTGGTTTCATTGCCTTCTGTAGATAGGACAGTACACGCTTCTTACTGGTATCTAAGAGACCTGAAGTGACATACGAAACAGAATCCGGAGTCAGTTTAATGCCGTTGTTGGCACCCGCTCTTTCTTGATAGATGTAAAAATCGTTAGTTTTGTCTACGATCTTTGCGCCTGTCTTCGCATCCTTTTTGTATTGCACCTCTTTAACTTTACGAACCTTGGTAGAATCAATAGGACGACATTCGACAATACCACCTTTTTGATTAGATTCGTTGACTACTAGGTGGTGATATATTCTTCCGTCAACATACCATGAACGGAACATATCGTGACCATACTCTTCGAAGTTCAACATGGCAACAACCCCGTTGAATTCTTCAGTGATGGATTTCTTGATTTTATCCGGAGCCTCAACCTTGTCTAGGTTGATACTAATAGAACTTTCTAGTTCGGACGAAACGATTGCTTCGTTGATGATGTCTTCGATTGCAGCATCACACTCTGGGTGTTCTGCCATGTTTCGGTATTTCTTGATTAACTCTTGGTTATCTTTTGCGGCAGTACCTTCCATGTCAACGTATTGACCAAAGTAAGAACCGGATGCAGTAACGTATCCAGCACCATCTTCATCCACTTTAGGAACGATAGACGGAGTCTTATCACCTTCTATGCTTCTGTCCTGAACTCGTTTAAGTTCGAATCCAAATGCTTTAAATACGTTATTGTCTGCCATATAAACCTCTGATAATAAAAGGGGGTAGAGAACCACCCCCATTCATATACTTATAATACCATTAACTAGTGGTATCTGACTCCCAATATTGAACTTGGAATTCTACTGTAAACTCTTCGATAGCATCGTTAGTGTCATAACTTACATCGATTGCTGAGACGTTAGTCGGGAAGCAACCACGGAAGTTATAAGTTTTAAGAACCGAACCATCTTTGTCCAACTGCTCGACAAGTAAGTCTGCTTGGTAAGCGACAGGATTTGTGATACCAGTGTTTGCACTGTGACCATTCATTCCGTTCATCCACTTTTCCATGGCGTTTCGTGTTGTAAAGTCAGTATCGTTTAATACCGTGATGTTCCACGGTTCAAACGTACGGTCTCCAGCGATTTTTAACTGACGACCACGGAAAGGCACTTCGATTACCGCCATAATAGATGCTGGTAACTGTGCAGCTTTACACATGAAAGATGTTAGTTCTACATCACCACCGGCATATGCTGGGAAGTTTACGGTTGCACGGAATAAGTTAGGACGTGCACCTCCACCTTTTAGTTTTGCTTTGAAATCATCTACTCTTAATGACATGATTATTTCCCCTTATATTGCGCCGACTACTTCTTCAAACTCTACACCAGTTCGAACAGCTACAAAGTTTAAAGTTACGTAGTTGATTGAACGTGCTGGTTTGATGAAGCAAGAAGCGATAAATTCGTTTCGGTCGATGACTTCTGGTGTATTGTTTGTTTCGTCACAAACAAGACGGAAATCTGTAATACCACGACGACCCTGTATCTCCCGTAGGAAAGGCTCTACAATGTTTACGAATTCTGCGCGAGTAAACTCATCGTTGAATTCGAACATTACGTTTTGACCTGCTTGAGAGATTGCACGTTCGATTACTAAGAATAGTCGACGAACGTTAATACGGTCAAATGCAGATGGACGCGATAGGTGAGTCTTGTCACCGAACAACATAATACCCTGACCTGCTTTGGAGATGATTGGGTTTGCACCACCTTTGTATAAGATATCTCGTTCGGTCTTGTCTGGGTTTATTAGTAATTCAGTTACTGCGACATACTGTCCTCGACGCGAACCTGCTGGTGAGAACCAAGGTGCAGATACGTTGTCAGTTGCTGCCATTACACCAGCTGTGGATGATGCGGCAGGAATCCATTCATATTTGTCTTGGTATTTGTCATATACTCTAATTTGGTTAGCGTCTACAACAGCATAAGAAGATCGGGTTCGATTTGAGCTATATGCCTGGATGTTTGTTAGGTCGGATCTCTCTAGAGAGCCAACTGCAACACAGTCCTTTCTATCGTTTTGGGCGATAGCAACTAAGTGATTAAACATGCTATCTGTAGAGTTGCCAGCTGGTGCGATTAAGAAGTCTACTTGAACTTCATCTTTATTTTTAAATAAATCGTATCCAGAAGCATAATCAACTGTAGCATCACTTGCATCTTCTCCACCTTCCAGATCGTAATCCGTAGGGGTGACACCCGTGGCGGACGGAGCAACGCTTACCCAAGAACTTCTTGAGTTAATTACGTCTATAACGAAGTTATTAGAGCCATCTCTAGCAATGTCTCCAGCTGTTTGACTTAGATAGTCGAATGTTTCTACAACTTCTCCGGAAAAAACTACAGCAACGTGAATTTCGCTAGCTTCATCTGGTGCGGAGTCGAAAGAGGCTTTGTGAGGCCAGGATGACCACTCATCGTTACTACATACTGATACTGTAATCTCGTTACCTAGTGAGCCTGGGTTATTTGCTGTAAAGAGGTCGCTACTATCTTTGGCGTATGCTTGTCCTGACTTATGTGCGCGAACAACATAAAGGGATGAGGAATATTTTAGGAAATATGATGCGGACAGAAAATCTGCCGAATTTGCATCTCCTGATGAAGGGTTGCCAAAGACTCGAGCAAGTTCGGCTTCATTACCGACTAATACTCGCTGTCCAACTGGGCCCCAATTAAAGTCACCTACTAATGCACCAGTTGTAGAAGTGACCGCAGGGACTGTTCCTGTTAGGTCTATTTCTTTAATCTGTAGTGCTGGTGACTCAGAAAATTTAAGAGTCATGATAGTGTCCTTTTTTAGTTAAGGTATAATAAGTTAAGCATAATGCGGAAATTTCGTTCAATGTATCTATTTATACATTTAATAAGTTTACCAAATATCGCTTGGTTCATAGTCCGTCCAGTCCATGCTGTAAGGATCATGTCTCTCTTCAACAGGAACATAGTCGCTGCCATCATCTATGATACCGAATGGCGGTAGGTCATCTTCAATTTCTTTCATTCGCTGGTCAAATAACATCTGTTTAATATTAACGTCTGTCTCATCAGCGAACGACTGTGTTCCAACAAAGTATCCAAACATTACTAAATTCATCATCAAGTCATCATGATTACCATCACTGGCTTGATATGAAGTTCCTTTTGACGTGAATGTGGAGATTTCCATAATCGTGTTTTCATCAACGATTTCTATCTTGTTGTTTTCAATGATATCCTTGATGGAAGAGCATCCCATTCTCTTCACCTTCTTATCCATGCGAATACCAATTGCATTTGCTTTGATGGCAGACTCTAGGTGGACGTTTTCGTACTCAAGGTCTTGGTACAGTCCTACACATACAACCATGCCTTGGTCGTTATTTTCGATAACAACATATGCTTCGTTATATGCGTTTGCATATTTGTATATTATGTTAGGGTATAGTATCGGGGATATCTTGTTGTTACGATACACACATACTTGCTTGAAGGGTTGCACTGAAACATCAATAATATTAAATGTAGAATAATCCTGACCACGCCCTTGACAAACATCTACGGTCATGATATACTGGTGTTCTTCAATAACATCTTCATAGACTAATAAATCTCCACCTTCTAGTCTACGTTTAGGTTCTCTAGCACGTAATTCTAGAAGTACTTGACCTTCAATAAGAGTATTACCAGTACCAAAGAAAGTATTACCAAACTCTTGATCAAACTGTAATTGAGATGTGTTAGCAATTGTTTGTGCTTTCCACTTCTCATCACGACCAGGCACATCCCACCAATCTACACGAAATGGTTGGTACTCATTGACCTTTTGTACTGCACCTTCCCATATCTTTTGATAAGTATTACCGATACCATTCGCAGTGCTTGTTATGATAACCTTTGTATCTTTACCAGATGAGATTACTGGATATGTAGATGTGTAGAACTCAGCGGCATTCTCTACGAACGCAAACTCATCTAAGAATAGTAGGTTGACGGACATACCACGAATGGATGATCCAGATGTCGCAGACGCAATGATTCTAGAGTTGTTCGAGAATTCAATGGACCCTTTGTTGAGCGCTTTGCATCCTGGCTGCAAGAAGAATGGTAGGTTCTCTAACATGAGGGTTACACGAGATAACATCTCACGTGCAGTGGCACCTTTGTTTGCAAGGATTGCGATGGTCTTTTCAGGATGGAATAAGGTATACCATAGAAGGTATCCTACAGAGGATATTGATTTACCCGACTGGCGGCACGCCAAGACAATAGAGAATCGATTATCGTTAAAGTGATCAAACATCTTCTCTTGATAATCATATAGTTTAAACGGGACAAGTCCTTTGTCCAGATGCACGACCTTAACATACTTTTTACAAAAATATGCTGGTTCCCTCATACACTTACGGTATTCGCGGAGTTTCTTTTTGTCCCACTCTTCAGCGACACCGTCTCGCTTGACTTGCGGGTTACCTAGATAGGAATTCTTAGTGTAGGAACTCATTCATCTTCGTCTTGATCAATTACTTTCTCATCTCCCAACAGCATACGCTGAAGGTCTGTAGTAGAACCGACGAATAGATTATTATTGGTTGTTGACTCGGCGGGCTTGTCTTCTTTGGTAAGTTCTTTCTGCTTCTTATTGAGGTCCATTAGTTTATCATTAACATCTGCGATGCCTTTGATCATACCAGATAGAACCTCAAAAGCACGAGGGTGTTCACTCTCCCGTGCGACTTCAATCATGAGTTCTAGTGATTCACGACCCTTCTCAATTAGATCATAGTAAGTGTCACGAGAATACTCGTAATCTTGTTCATGAACAAAGTTTTTCTTCTGCTCCTCATCAAAAAGAGCAGGTGGTTTGCTATCGTCTCTCATAATGTATATCTATGTCTTAAATAAAGTTGGGTTACGATTCAGGTTCAAAAACTGTTATTGTAGTTTCGAAACCGTAATCATCATCCGGACTCACATCAATAGGGTCTGGGGCTGTAGTTATTAAAGAACCTAATACATCACTGTCATTCTGTATAACATTAATGTTCGTACTTACTTCCCGAACAATGTTCTGTGTCAACTCCGGACCATAGAAGTTTACCTTCATCTCAAAGTTCAGGGTGTATATAATGGTTCGCCTTTGTTCTAAGGCACCCTCATAGTCGTCTTGAAAGTCTAGTCCGGAAAGTACAATCGGAACATCTTCTTTGATATTTGGTTGATCAGCAAATGGTTTTACTGTCAATGTGTATTGTGGTGCGAAGTATGGGATAATTTGTTCTACCACTTGTAATGCGTCATCTTGAGATTTAGCATAAACTGCTAAAGAAAAGGAAACATTATATGGGACACCCACATACATTTTTCGTTGAGAATTATTATCTGAAGATACTATACCGCCAAATCCATTTACCTTGGGAAGTTGTCGGGTAGAGTCATATGCTATAGAGGTTATCTCAAACGACATGCGAGGAAGTTTCATCGCAACTCTTCGTTCTGCTTCTTCTCCGTTAGACATCTCTTCTAGGCGTTCGAGAAAAGATCTCTTTGGCGCATATGATAGTGGTACCTTGACTTGGGACAACACCTTTCCATTAGCATCTGTTCTCAAAACATGTAAGTCATTGAACAGAGAACCAAATACCGCAACACAAGTACGCACACGCTTATGATAGAAATGACTTCCAATCATTGTAATATATCTCCGAATGGATTTGTCTCAGTGAAATCTATGAAGTCATTAGCGAAATCATCGAATGTTTGATTCTGGGAAAGAGGTTGTATTTCGTTTATGCCGTCAGTAATTGTTATTGGAGTAAGTTCTGCCCAGTCTCCCCTTATAGGCATGGTGTCTAACCATACTCGCTCTTCCCCGTCACTAGATCCATTGTGTGCTAGTTTCAACAAGCGGGTCTGACCGTTCCATTCAGTAACCTCTCCTTCCATAACATAGTCTGCAAAGGTTTGGGTCACCACTTCTCCAATGGCATAATGCTGTTCTTCATTTTCTTCCGTCTCTGGTTCCATAGTTAATTCGTACTGGAATGCAGACTCTTCTTCTACTTGGTCTATCATAGGGATGCCAGTGTCGAAATCTTCGTCTGAGAATTCGAATAACTCGCACTGCATACGGAATTGAGGTAGTTGTGATAACTGGTAGAAAGGAGTTTCTGTCTCGACTCTCTTTACCTCGAACAAAGACTCTGATAGAGGAAGGAATATTAAGTCACCTTCACGTGGACGGAACTCGTACTCAGAGAGGCGGTCTCCAATCAATTCTCTCCATCGTCGACGTGCAATGACAAAGGTTGCTTGGTCTCGCAATTCGATACCAAATTTGGTGAACAGATCACCCTCTCCATCAAAAGCATCACCGTTCTCAATGTACACTTCTACTTTATATGCGTCTGAGAACTGAGACTGAATGCTGTCTAGGAATATGTCTTCTCTTTCGACAACCTCTCTTGGTAGGTAATATACATCCTGACCATAGAACTGGATTGATTCGATTAAAAGATCTTCATAGAGCGATTGTTCTGCTCTACTTTTTGTAGTGATATATGGATTGGTGGCCATGCTTTACCCCATAAAGAAGATTGGACCTTCATCTTCCTCGTTACGGAATTTCTCCATGATTTTCTCTATCTCTTGTAGAGAGTCTTCATAGATCTGACGAGCGTTGACTGTAATACCGCCAGGCAAAGTCATACCATCAAATTTAGTTAGGTTTGTTCCCCATTGACGTTTAATCAATGCGGTTGAATATTCTTTGAGGAATCGATGATTCCATAGCGAGTTATATTCGTTTACTGTTTCGTCTGGATTTCTAATACCGTAGACTTCAAATATTACATAGTCATCTAGTTTAAGATTCGTTTTAGAAACATGTAAGTTAATTCTATTGTACTGTCGGTCAAAAGTAATTTGTGGATGACCGCCTAGTTTCATGTCCAATAATGATAGTTGTTGTTGCATCTGCTCGTAGTGTGCTAGATCACCCAATAGACCACCACCATTGGCGAAGTCACTAATGGTATGGGACATGAACTGCCACGAGTCACTGAACCATCCGTTGTGAGCATTACTAAAACTCATAGGGATCATTCTTACTACTGCACTTAGATCCAGACTGTCGCTTAAATCTACTGACTGGTTATCAATATCGGTCTGAGTCAATTGATGTTTTAGGTAATATCTCTTAGAACCGTCCGGATGATTTTCACGAAACCACTGTAATGCTTCGTCGATACGATCGTCGAGTTGTTCTTCATCGATATTAACTTCGACTACCGGATGCCCTAGAGCACGAAGGCAGTAATCGATTAAATCTTCTCTACTTGTTGAATACATGACTATAGTCCAATATTGGTTGCCTTACTATTTATACGTTTATTTATATCAAAAATAAATATAAAAAAAGGGGACCGAAGTCCCCTTTCATATCTTGGTCGAAACCTAGATTAGTTTACAACTGTACCATTCACATCGTATACATCGATACGGTAGTGAGATGGAGCCTGTCCACCTAGTTCGTTTGCATCCGATGAAGATGCAACGTGTAGAGATGATGCAGTTTCTGCTTCATCAATCTTAATCTCACCAGTAGTAGAGTTATAAGTGATACATAGACCACCAGATAGAGCTGTCTTAGTACGCTCTGGAGTCCAGTACTTATTAGTACTTCCTTCTGAGACGTTATCTGTATCCCATGCTAGGATTGCAGATGTAGATGACTCTAGAGAAGTCAATCGAGTACCGTGTCCAGCAACCGCACCTGTTAGAGTGCTGTCAGCAGATTGGAACTCAGCAACGATTTCTGCAAGAGAGTTTAGTGCAGTTGCGTCTGTGTTAGACAATACATTAGAAATCTGAGACTGTAGTCCAGCTTCCGCAGATGTCGCACGAGTTTCTTCAGCGTCAATCGAACTCTGTAGTGCGCTATCAGCAGAACTACGAGTAGATGCTTCTGCATCAATGTTTGCCTGTAGACCACTAACATCACCACCTGTAGAAGATGTCAATGCATCGATGTTAGACTGTAGAGTAGCCTCAGCACCTTCCGCACGTGACTTCTCAGTCGCAATTTCCGCAGAGTTAGCATTATCACCAGCGGTAATTGCAGCACCGTTGATGTTGATGTAGCCTAGAAGTTGTGAACCAAGGTTAGATCGAGTTGTTGCTTCTGCATCAATGTTTGCCTGTAGTGCAACATCACCAGCACCACGTGCAGACTCTTCAGCAGTTAGGTCCGCTTCGAGTGCAGTGATGTTGTTCTCAGCAGTAGTCAATCGACCACCGTTTGCCGTGATAACACCAGATAGGGATGCGTCAGCAGTTTCAAATGCAGATACAATCTCAACCAATGTGTCTAGAGACGCAGGGGAACCAGAAATAATAGTACTGACCTGATTCTGTAGACCAATGATGTCAGACTCTAAAGCAGCATCAGCAGAACTACGTGCAGATGTTTCTGACACGATGTTCGCAGCGTTAACTGCTTCTGCACTTGCCGCACGTCCTGCTTCCGCATTAATCTGTGCTTGTAGACCAGATACGTCACCGGACTGAAGTACTTCAAGAGCGTCTATCTCTGCTTGTAGAGCTGCGTCAGCAGAACTACGTGTACTTGCTTCCGAACTAACGGCCGCAATTCGAGCAGCAACTTCTGCGTCATGATCAGTTTGACTTGCTTTGGTTCCAATGGATGTTGCTACTGTCGCAGAGAAGTTCGCGTCGTCACCAAGTGCCGCAGCTAGTTCGTTCAACGTATCCAATGCCGCAGGGGCAGCGTCTACAGTTGCCGCAACAACACCATCAACATATCCTTTGTTAGCAGCTTGTCCAACGTCTGTCGGAGTATCAACTCTAACATCCGAACCACTTAGCATGACAATACCGTCTTGGAAGTCGAATGTTCCGCCAGGACCAGTAGCAGTTATTGAACCACCAGATGCAATCTGAAGTTGATCTGTTGCCAAACGGCCACTTACTAGATCGGTCCACTCATAGTCTGTACCAGTCCACTTGACGAATTCGCCAGCATTAGCAGTAGAAATGTTTAAGTGTTGATCGACCTCTGTCTTAGTGGCATTACCGAAACCACTACCAGTGATTGTTGACGAACCGAAGTTTACTATAGAACCTTCGAAATCGACAGTTCCCGTTTGAACTTTTAGGTCATCTGCTTCAATGTGATCAATGAATCCACGAGCAGCATAAACATCATTAGCGTTCTTGATGTTGTTACTATCCATGTCAAGTTCAGCAGTCATCTGAATATCAGTTGAACCTGAAGATGTGCTGATACCAGAAGTACGTGAGTTTGCAGCAGCAATTGCCGCAGCGTTTGCTGCTTCAGCTGTAGTAGCACGAGTTTCTTCAGCGGTAACTGACGCAGTTAATGTAGCAATGTCAGTTGGTGTTGCAACGCCGTTTGTTAGAGTAGTATTGATTGTTGCAATGTCAGATGCGTTCTGAGCAACAGAACCTGTTAGAGTGCTGTCCGCACCTTCGAATGCAGTTACGATTTCTTGCAATGTATCCAGAGTTTCTGGAGACGTACCTAGAATCGCGGTAACTTGCGACTGTAGGTCCGCGATGTCAGCAGCAGTTAAACTTGCTACCGCATCTTGGATGGCCCCTGCGACAACCTTGCCGTCTGCGCCAATAACAGTAACGTCGTTGATTGATAGTTCTCCAACTATGTCAGCTCCGTTCTGAATTCTAAACTTTTTGTTAGTACTCATTAGTTTATACCTTTTAGAATATATTAGAGAAGTGGGGGTAGACTGATTCTACCCCCGACGTTATTATGCGTCGACGTATGTCGCAGATACAGATACTACCGCACCAGCGTCTACAGCCGTGTAAGTCAATTCAACACTTGAACCGTTAACCTGTACGTCTGTGTCACCCAATAGTGAGGAACCAGTGTATAGGATACCATATTCAGTAATGAACGCGTTTGTGCCGTTGTGTATAACTAGACATTCGCGAGTCTCGAACTCACCGTTCAATTCTGTAGTAACTACGTACTTAGCAGAACGATAAGTTGTCTTATTGAATGCAGAAACTACTGTAGCAGAAGTTCCGGCAACAACATCATTACCCTGTTCGAATACCTTGATGTTATCCGCAAGAGTCTCCAGACCGACAGACTTAGGATCAAGTACACCAACTGAGTTAGTAGACTGAGCGATAACAACCGCTTGTGTACCAACTGGAAGTGCAGCGTTGAACGTGATAGTCTGGTTAGCAGCATCAATCGAGTAGTGAACCGATGGATCCTGAATAACACCACCAACGAATACGATCGCGTTCTGATCTTGCGTGTAGAAGTTCAGAGCGAAAGTAGACTGCGCACCGTCACCAGACATAGTCTGACGTTGTGCGTTGTTGAATGCCAACTGAGTTGGATCTTGTAGAGACATTCCGTCTAGAGTGTTATTTACACGTAATACGTAACCGTTCTTACCGTCGTATGCTGTATCAGATACGTCTGCTAGTTCCAACATGGTCTTAGCAGTGTCGATTGAGAATACACCAGTTGATTGGTCGTATGACGCTTTACCAGCACCAGCGACATCTGTTAGAGATACTGAAGCGCGAGCAAGTGCATCGCTGAAGAACTTCTTAGTACCTTCTACTAGATCGTCTGTAGAGAACTGTGAGATATGCTGTGCAGCAAGACCCGCATCCATCTGACCTTTGTTCACTGCATCAGCAGCGTCAGTACCAGTTGCAACACCGGAAACTTTGTTTCCACCCATTGCTAGGTCGCCAGTCATTGAATCGCCAGACCTCTGGACACGTCCATCAATCTGAGTTTGTAGTGCGGCATCAGCAGCAGCGAACTCACCACGGACTGCATTATCACCAGCGACTCGATCAGTAATTTCCTGAGCAAGACCTGAAGCGTTAGTTGCGATATCCGTCTGGTTCTGAGCAACTAGACCAGCAAGAGAACCGTCTGCGCTTTGGAAAGCGGCAACGATTTCTGTCAATGAATCTAGAGCGGCAGAGTCAGTGTTCGAAGTGATGAAATCGATTTGAGTCTGTAGTGAACCTTCAACACCTTGCGCACGACTTGCCTCATCTGAGATAGCAGTTGCGTTAGTGGTGATTAGTACACCTAGAGCAGCTTCAGCGTCCGACGCACGAGTTACTTCACCAGATAGGTTAGTTGTTAAAACACCTTCTGCGGCAGTTGCACGTACGACTTCAGCGTCGATTTGTGATTGTAGGTTGTTAACTTGTGAGTTACGAGTTGTATCAACCGCTTTGATTGCAGCGTCTAACTTCTTGTCTGCATCTGTTAGAGATGAAGATAGGTCAATGTAGTTAGTACCACTTGGAGCAGCGTATGTTCCGTCTGCGTTGACACCAGCGGCAATCTGTGTTGCAGTCATCTCTGTCTCAAGTACAGTAGTACGTGAGTCTAGAGCGTTATCAGCATTTGCACGAGTAGTTGCTTCAGTAGTGATCTTACCGTCTAGTACGTTATCTGCGTTTTCACGTAGAGTTGCTTCGTTAGCAACGATACCGTCTGCGTAAAGTTTTGCTGCAGCTTCTGCGTCATCTGCTTCGTTTTCTGCGTAAGTTTGTGCAGATGCAAGAACAACTGCGTCACGTGCGATGTAGTCTGCTTGATCTGTGTTACGATCAGCAGCTAGATCAATACGGATCTGACTGTCAGCAGCGATGCGGTCAGCAATTTCAGAAACAAGTGCGTCTGAATCTGCATCTGCACGAGCAACAGCAGCCGCAAGACCAGATGTATTAGTATCTGTCTCACCGTGTACTTCGTTGATTGCACCAACTAGAGTTTGAGCAACTGTGTCTAGAACTTCTGAAGAAGAACCGATCTTAGCTTCTAGAGAATCGATGTCTGATTCGTTAACTGTTAGACGACCACCTTGTAGAGCCTGTTCAGTTTCTAGTGCACCAGCACGAGTTTCTAGAGAAGTCGCACGACCTTCGACAGCGTCCATTTCAACTTCTAGAGTACCAACACGACCTGTGTTAGAATCTGCTTGACCGTGTAATTCGTTTACGGCTGCAGTTACGTCTGTAGCAACTGTTAGAAGAGTTGAAGTACCCATCTGAGTCTGTAGTGTATCTACGTGACCTTCTTCTGTAGTCATTCGTGACTCTAGGGAAGTTGCACGTCCTTCTACTGTATCCATTTCAGATTGTAGAGTATCGACATTGGCTTCTTCTGTAGTAACACGAGCTTCTAGAGAAGTTAGATCAGCAGCTTCGCCATCGATCTCTGAGTGCAGTTCGTTGATTGCAGCAGAGATGTTAGTAGCGACAGTTGCCAACGTTGCAGAACCTTGCTTGGCTTGCAGTGCGTCAATTTCACTTTCGTTAACTGTTAGACGACCACCCTGTGCTGTTTGCTCAGTTTCGAGATCAGTAGCACGAGTCTCTAGTGCAGTTGCACGTCCTTCTACTGCGTCCATTTCAGACTGTAGAGTATCAACATGTCCTGCTTCGACATCTAGTTCAGAGTGTAGTTCGTTGATTGCAGCAGTAGTAGTTCCAGCTACAGTTTGTAGAAGTGTAGAACCAACTTTCGCTTCTAGTGAATCAATGTCTGATTCATTTACTGATAGACGACCGTCTTGTTCTACGTCTTTTGCTTCAGTAGAAGTTGAGCGACTTTCTAGTGCAGTTGCACGAGCTTCAACGTCAGTTGCACGTACTTCTAGTGCATCGATGTCTGTTTCAGCAGTAGTCAATCGACCAGAGTTTGAATCAATGATACCCTGAATGTCTGAGTCCGCATCTTCAAACGCAGCTACGATTTCTTGTAGAGTGTCTAGAGTCTGTGGAGATGTACCGATGATTGCATCGACTCGACCTGTTACGGTGTCAACGTCTGTGCGGATTCCACCTTCAATACCAGTGGCACGAACGATTTCCGCATCCAACTGTGATTGTAGGTCTGTAACGTCACCAGCTTGTAGGTTTTGTAATGCAAGAATGTCAGAATCGTTTGAAGTGACTTGTGCTTGAACACTATCCACGTCAGTACGTAGACCACCTTCAATACCAAGTGCACGGTTGCGTTCTGCAATAATCGCGTTTTCATTTACTAGTTCAGCAGCTGTTGCACGAATAACTTCAGCAGTGATTTGTGCTTGGTTGTCTGAGTGATCAGCAGCTTGCAATACTTGTAGAGCAAGAATGTCTGAATCATTTGCAGTGATTTGTGATTGGTTAGAATCAACGTCTGTACGTAGACCAGCTTCGACACCAGTTGCACGTGTAGTTTCTGCTGCAATTGCTGTTGCGTTTACTAGTTCTGCGGCAGTTGCACGTACGACTTCTGCGTCGATTGCGTCTTGTAGATCGTCAACATCACTACCTACTAGGTTCTGTAGAGCAAGGATGTCTGAGTCGTTACCAGTTACTTGAGTTTGTAGAGAATCTACAGAAGTCTGTAGACCTGCTTCAACACCACCGGCTCTTGCAGTTTCAGCAAGAATCTGTGCTTGTAGATCGGAATCTACTGCGTTGAAGTCGTCTTCTACTAAGTCCAAACGAGTGCTTAGAGCACCTTCAGCGGCAAGTGCACGAGTACGTTCTACTACGATGTTACCAGCGTTAGTTGAAACTCCTGAAGTGTTTGTGTTAGTGTCTGTACGTAGACCAGCTTCTACCGCTTCTGCACGTTGCTTTTCAGTAACGACTGCTGCTGCGTTAGTTGCTTCAACACCAGATGCACGTAGAATTTCTGCATCCAATTGGTCTTGTAGGTCATCAACGTCGATTGTAGTGTTTGCATTCAATGCATCGATCTGACCTTGTAGGTTAGTATCGCCTGATGCACGAGCAACTTCTTCTGCACGTAGATCGGTTTCATTCTGTGAAGAAAGAACCTGAACTGCGTCCATCTCGCCTTCTAGTACAGTAGTACGTAGAGCGACTGCTTCTTCGGCAGCTTCAGCACGTGCTTTTTCAATTGCAACTTCTGCATCTGTGTAAGCAAATGATTGAGACTTAACAGTTTGGATGCGAGAAGTAACAGTGTTACCTACAGTCCCGTCAACCGATGCGTCACCGATTAGAGCAGCGTCTTGCGCGTCAGCATGTGCCTGAGCAGCTGCTTGATGTGAATCTGCCTCTGCGTCTGTGTATGCTTTTGCAGCTGCAAGAACGTCGTCTGTATCAACTTGTAGATCAACTACTAACTGATCAATCTGAGACTGTAGACCAGTGTCAGCGGTTGAACGAGTTGATGCTTCAGTGTTGATGTTAGTTTGTAGAACACCTTCCGCTGTTTCTGCACGTAACTTCTCAGTTGAGATTGCAGTAGTGTTAGACGATACTAGTGCAGAGATGTCGCTGTCTGCGTCTTGGAACGCACCAACGATTTCTGTTAGTGAGTCTAGAGCAGCTGGATCAGTGTTGTTTGTGATGAAGTCAACTTGTGATTGTAGGTTTGCGTCACCAGCAATACGAGCAGCTTCTTCTGTATCGATGTTACCCTGTAGAGTAGTATCACCCGCAGCACGGTCAATAAGTTCTTGATCGATACGTGCGTTGATGTCTGAGTCTTCAGCGATTCGTGCAGAGTTTTCGATTGCTACAGAGTTGCTTGCTTCGATGATTGCTTCTGCTTTTGCAGTTGCGATGCGATCAGTAACAGTATTACTAGTAGTACCGTCTACAGTTGCATCTCCAACAAGAAGATCATCATGTGCCTTTGCAGATGCTAGAGTAGCAGCGTCACCGGCAATAATATCTGCACCTAGATCGGTACGGACTTGTGTGTCAGCAACAGCACGTGCAAGAATTTCATCTGTGATGTTCTGCGCGTTTGCAGCTTCTGCACCAGTAGCACGAGTAATTTCAGAGTCTAAACGACCTTCGATTCGTACTTCTTCATTAGTTGCACGAGTAACTTCAGCAGTAATCTGATTCTGTAGAGAAGTCGATAGACCTTCTTCAGTAGAGATTCGAGCAGCAAGTGCCGATTCTGCTTGTGTTGCACGAGTCGTTTCTTGACCAATCTGTACAGCAAGTGCTGATTCCGCAGATTGTGCACGTGCAATTTCTACACTTACACGGTCATTGATTTCTGTTTCTTTATTGACTGCGCGAGTTACTTCATTGCTGATTGCTGAAGAGTTTGCAATGATTGAAGCGGATAATGCGTCATCAGCATCTTGGAATGCTTCAATGATTTCTGCGAACGAGTCTAATGCAGCTGAATCAGTGTTGTTTAGTAGTAAATCAATACGACCAGACAATACACTATCAGCAGACTGATAGGCTACTTCGATAGAATCTTCACGTGCCTTTGCACGTACTTCTTCTGCATCAATGTTTGCTTGCAATGCAACGTCTGCCAAACCACGTGTAGAGGCTTCAGCGTCAATGTTAGATTGTAATAGTGTTTCTGCTACTGTCGCACGATTAGTTTCTACTGCTACCGCACTTGCGATATCAGCTGCAACAGCAGTCTTAGCTCTTTCAGGTGTGAAATATTGGTTAGCCCCTTCTTGCAAGTCGTCCGTAGAGAACGATGCGAAGAACGCGTCTGCACCAATCTTCTTTAATGAGTCTGTACCGACATCATATAGAAGGGTGAAACACGATGATGGATCTACCATACCTGTAAGGGTTGATTGTCCCTGTACCGCACTTTCGTCAAGCTTGGTATTGATTACCGCCTTGTCCGCTAGAGCAGGGGATTTAATCTGCCTAAATGCCATTAGGTTATCTCCTAGGTTGTGTTTTATGAGGTTGTTTTAGAATTGTAATATAATTAAACGTTTAATAATATACTAACGAAATTTGATATAGATGTCCGTTCCGGCTGGAGGGATTTCAAAGAATTGTATAGTATTGCCAATGGTTTCATAAATCTCTTCAGGATGCTGAAGAACATCATTTACCCATACATCAATCAAGTCATCGCGAGTCGGTATACCATTTAACTCGAATAGTGCAGTGTCGCCCACAGCAGTGATCGATTGTGCTTCAGGAATCACTGTACGGTCATTGGTTGATGATGAGGTACCTTCAATATAATCAAACAAATTTGTCTCTTGTCCAGGCGTGACAGATACTTCATCTTGCTTTTGTTTAGCCAAGTTGAATAAACTTTCTGCGAGAACCCTATTAAAAGATTTGTTGTTGATCATATTGATGTAATACTAAGGATGGTTAATATACCCTTTTATTTATACATGAAATGTTCTTTGCTTTGAAGATTTATTTTACTGTCTGAACTGTAATAACTGTTGCAATAATTCGGTAACATCTTGTAGATCACTGTCTAGAGAATCTAATCTAGAATTCAGTGTATCTATTTCAACTTGAGTAGCAACATTACTGCCGTTCAGTGTATAAGGACCGGAGAGTTGAACTCCAGATTGGTCCATAACAAGTATATCATCATTTTGGTGTTGTATTTTAAACTGACTATCATT